TAATAAACGAAATCGTAGTTCCAAGTTTCAATCCAGAAGAAAACTTACTGAATCCGCTTTTGATCCATGAACTTCCGGCTTTTTCGGTTAAATCAAATACTTCTATCAGGGCAGTAAGCGCAGCAACCAATCCGAAGTTTTCCCATTTCTGATCGGGATTCTTCAGATTGTCAAACGTCTGCATAGCACCGACTAAAGTATTCAATTCTGCAATAAAGGAAATGGTGGATGTCAGACGAAGCCCTTTCAAATCAGCCGCTTTTCCGAAAGATTTTCCGATAAAAGAGCTTCCAGCCTTATCCGCCAGATCGAATACCACCATCAGCGAGCCCAATGCCGCCACCACTCCGCTTGAGCCAAGCAGCTTTTCATCGGGAATTTCAGAAATGGTTTTCATTCCTTCTGCCAACAACGCGATTCCGGCGCCAAATTCCAGCAGGAACTTGCCCATCTTGTCGGATTTATCCAGCACCTTGGACAGCCCTTCTTTAGCGCTATCCAGCATGCCGGTCAATCCGCCTTTCGTGGATACCTCCACCAATCCGCCGATACTCACTTCAGCGTTTTGCAGGCCCTTTACGGCTTTCGCGCCGTTGTTTACCAGCTTTCCCGCGCCAACGGCCAACGTACCAAAACCAAGCGCTGCCAGCACGCCGCCCACCTGGAATACCACGCTGGAAAGATCAGACCCGATCTGTTCCCAATCCGCCTCTTTGGCCCAGGTGATAAACGACGTTACCGTTTCTTTCAAGTTGGAAAATATGCTCACCACTTTATCCAGCACGGATTGAGCATTCTCTCCGGCCTGTACGGCGTCCTCCCCGTTTTCGGACGATTTTCCGAGATTGCTGATGGTCTCTTTCAGCCTGTTCCACCATTCGCTGAATGCGGAAAGATTGATCCCGGTTACTTCTTCAAACTTTTGTTTCAGGCTGCTAAAATAACTGGAAATGCTCCCAACAAAAATTTCCACCGGCGTCAGATCGATACCCCAGCTTTCCAACTTCTCCTTCAGCGTGGTCTTGAAGCTTTCAAAGCTCGTTAAATCGATCCCGGTAGCGGTTGTGAAGCTCTCGGCCAATGTCGTAAAGAAGCCCGGAAGACTCCCGACAAAAGCGCCGAAAGAGGAAGTGTCGATATTCCAGCTTTCAAGTTTCTTTTTCAGCGAACTTTTGAACTTCTCAAAACTCGTCAGGTCGATTCCGGTCGCATCCGTAAAGCTGTTCTTCAGCGTAGTGAAATATCCGGAAATACTGTTGACGAAATTCTCGATGGGGGTGATATCGATTCCCCATTCTGCCAATTCCGTTTTTACGTCTTCCTTGAGCTGGCTGATTACCCCGCCAAGCCCCTGATCGCTCATGATCGCAGAATACTGGGCGTACTTGCTGGACAGTTTTGTGCGGACCTGGCTGAATACCTTGGTAAAGCCGTCGGTAATGTTTCTTGCCAGGTTCTTAAAGGACCGGTCTTTCTCGAACTGATCGGCCACTTTCTTGATCCAATCCCGCAGCGGAGATGTTTTCGCCATCACCTTATCGAAATCCGGCATCAGCATTTTCAGGATGTTCCAGCCGCGCTTTCCGAATTCTGATAACGCCGTTTTGCCGATTTTGAATACGGAAAACAGCCCCTCCATGGATTCTCTGATCTTGCTGATCCGGCTTTCGGAATCGCCAGCGTCGCCCAGCCAATTCTTGAACCGAACGCTAAAATCCCGGAACCGGTTCGTCATGCCCAAAAGGCCCTTCCCGGTCACTTTGCCAAATACATTGTTCCAGGCTTGCCCGATGGAGCCGACCAGTGTCTCGGTGATGTCCAGCATATTGTTCAACCCTTCGACCATCACCGTCCGGCCGTCCACCGCGCCTTCGATCTTCTCCCAGGTTCCGTCTTCCTTCTGCTGCATTCCGCGCCATTCGCGCAGAACGGCGTTTCGGCTGTCAGCCTGCCTGTTCAGAATGCCGCTAAACCGATCATTCAGCCCGGTCCAAAACGCCAGTGATTCCTTGGAATCGCCAACGATCAATTCCCAGCTGAACGCCCATCCGCTTTGGGCGGCTTCCCGCAGCGCGTCCCACATCTTGCTGAAGGTGCGCACCTGCTTGGCCGCTTCTTTGGCGTCCTGGCCGAGCTTGATCATGGCCTCCGCTTCCTCGTGAGTCAGCTTGTACAAGGAAGACAGCACTTCCGCGTTCATTTCTTCGCCGGAAAAGATCTGGAGCGCCGCCAGCAGCACGTCATTGGTTACCCATTTTTCATTCAGAGTGTCCCTTAACCTCTCGGCGGTCACTTCCACGTTCTTGTTTCCGGCCACCAGCACCTTTTCGCCCTGCTTTTCCAGCGTACCCAGAGCCACGCCTAAGTCTACCAGCGTCTGCTTGAACGCCAGCGTATCCATATTGGCGTTTTCAATGCTCATCCAGTCCCTGGTGCCCAGATAACCCATGCCCAATGCCTGGGAAAGATTGTAATAGGCCCTGTTGGCTTCTGTGCTTCCCTGCCCGGCGTAAGCGGCAAGGTTGGCAATACCCTTTACAGCAGCCACGGAAGTGTCCAGATCGATGCCCTTGGAAGTAAACTTGCCAATGGTGCTGGTCATTTCCTGAAAGCTGTAAATGGTGTCGTCGGCGTATTTATTCAATTCCTCCAGGGCATTTTTCACGTAACCCAGGTGTTCTTCCTCGTCGTACACCCATCCAGGACTTTTCGCCTCCATCATCTTGGAAAATGTCTTTTCCGTACCCGTCATGATGGTCTTGATGCTGTCCATTTTGAGCTCGTACTCGTTCCAGCCGGTTTTCATCGGCTCGATGGTAAAAGCCTGGATCACTTCTTTGCCCGCATTCACCAGAGACCCGGCAATGTCGAGCCCCAGCGTCATGCGGGTATAATAGCCCAGTTCTTGCAGGCCGGCGCTTAAAGCCCGCAAAGGAAAAGTGGACGCGGAAAACACGCCTTTGGCCACACGTCCGAGCGTGGACAGCCCTCTGGACAGCAATCCGGTGGATTTGATGGGGTTCCGGAAGTTCATGGACTTCTTGGCGACTTTCCCGATCGTCTCAAACTGTTCCGCCACGCCGTCCATGTCGGTGCTTTCCCGCAGTTCACGGCATGTTTCCATCGTTTGATGCGCTTTTTTTTCAAACTGTTCGTTATCAAACCGCATCACAACGATTCTCTCGTCGACCGAGCTGCTCATCCGGATACCACCTCCCTCCAAACCTCACGAGCCATCTCATCGAAGATGGGCTGAATCGCCGGATTGATGTAATCCCTGCCCTGCACATAACCGCCCGTTCCGGTACCGTGGCCGTATTGCAGGATGAGGGCGATGTTGACGCCCTGGTTTACGTTGCTGTTTTTCCAGAAAATGCTTAAGGCTCCGTTCCCCTCCACGATCTCATAGCTCCAGCTTTCCGCCGTTTTTCCGGAATCTGCCGGAGTGGCGGCTTTCAGCGCCTCAACGCCCTTTTCGCCATAGCTGCGCAGCTTGTGCTTGTAGTGCGCTTCAACGATCTTGTGAAGAAACCGATCCGTTTTCTGGAAATCGCCTTTGTGGGTAAAAGAAATCATAGGCAGGCTCCTTTGCGCTTTTATCCACGGGAGCCTGTTTTGGCCCGCCGGGCTCTGTTGATGGCTGCCCATTGCAGGCCGATAGCATCCTTATTCTGCTTTTGCTTCGGCGCGTTCTGGCGCGAGCATACTTCGATCAGCGCCATCAGCTGGTTTAAGTGCCATTTTTCGCATTCAAATGGAATGCCATAAGAAACCATCCATCCGTAAACCGTTTCCGCTGTTATCACCCGGCGCCGCTTTTTGTTGTCGTCGCTCCGAAATTTAACGGCGGTCATCGGCTCGTCGATATAGGCTCGTATGGCGATCATATCCCGCTTTGTAAGGCACCGAAACGCATCCGGAGAAGACGCCTGGTTCACGCACATACATCGCACGTAATCCAGATTCTCCTCCGTCGTCAGCTTACTGGCGCTGTTCATGTAGCTCTTATGCCATTTTGATTCCCACTTGCGAATGGAGAGCAGAGAATGCTCCAGCTTCAGCGTCTGCGCCGGCACGTGGATATATTCATCGGTTGTTTCGTTATACAGCCGCGTCGCCCGAATGGGTATCTGAAGCATTCTCTCTCATTTCCTCTCCATTAAGCCTCGGCCAGCAGCGGAGCGCTCGCCTGTTCGGCCGCGGCTCTTTCGGCGTTCGCTTCCAAGATCTTGTCGCGCATCTTGGCCGGCAGAATGTCACGAATGAAGGCGCTCAGCTTATCCATATCCGTGGTCAGTTCCATAAAGAGCTGATCGTAGGCGTCGGTCTGGGTAAACTCGTTCCTGATTTCGTCGTTCTTGATGAACGAATGGTGGTCCAGGGATTCCCGGCCAACGCTGGTCATGATGATCTTGTCCATGATCTTCACGATCTCTTCGCCGTTCTTCGTATCGAACAGCCGCTTCATCAGCACGTCCAGGCCCACGAAGGTGCCCATGTTGATCTTGGTCACTTCGGATTCACGCAGATGAAAATCAAACGTGACGTCGAATTTGGAGCCGTCAAATCCATTGCAGGTAAAAGTACGGGAAAGCATGTGTTCTATCTCCTTTCATTTTTCGCCGGTGGTTTGCACATAAATACCCCTGCCGAAGCAGCATCCGGCAGGGGCGGTGTTTGTCGCTTAAAATGTTACAGAGCGTTCAGCGTGGTGATCAGCCAATCGGGATCAGGCATCGCGGAATCGCTGTTCTGGGTTCCGTACACCTTGTTCTCGATGGTCGTCATCTTGGCGGAACCCGCGTTGATGGAGTTCACCTCGAAATGGGCCGTGGGCTTCGTAAGACCGGAAACGACCACAGGCGTGCAGTCGAAATCGAACTCGAATTCGAGAAGTTCGGGATTGTCGTCCTCAGTGTTGTATTCCACGTCGCCCACCTGGGCCACGCAGCCGTAGATGAAATGCAGGATATAGCCCTTTTCGGGAGTGGTGTCGCTGCCGATCTCAGTCCGGTAGCAAAACCCGAAAGGAGTGTGCTTCTGGCCGTGCACAATGGCGCCGGGCGCGGGAGTGGCATGGCCTAAGCATTCCTCGAATTCGTCAGGATACATAAAGCACTTCACTTTGCCCTTGGGGTCTTCGGGAGAGTAAAGCGCGGCGTACTTCATGTTATCGGCCCAAAACGCATTGGGTTCACCGCCTTCGGAATTGTCGGAGGCGGAGGTCAGGCCGTTCCAGGCTACGCCGGACTTGTAGGTGCCGTCCGAGTTCTGCACGAAAAGAACGCCCTTGCTTACGCCGCTCTGATACTCGCGCTCGCCGCTCTTATCCCATTCCAGTTGAGACATGTCGATTTCCTCCTTTAATAGTACAGGTTGTAAACGAAATGGTGCAGATTGTCCGCCACATAAGGGCGGTCAAACTTGCAGTGTTTGAAATTGCTCAGCATCTCCATCTTTTTGTTATCATCCGGATCATCCGTAATGTATTTGACGCAATACTGATCCATGATCAGATAAACCCCGTTATCGGCATACTTTACGTTCAGGTCTTCCAGATGATAAACAAAGCAGGGATACTCCATGGTGGTATTGGATGGCGGCTGAAAGTATACATGATCGGTTCCAAGAATTTCATGCAGTTTTGCACTCAGCTCAAGTCGTCCTCCCATTGTATACTCCTCCAATCGTTAAGATCAGACGGGGGCTCTGTACGTCAACATGCGTGACCTTCCAACGAGCCCCCATCCACGTCACATAACGAATGGCAAAGAAGTGCTGGTAGGCGAAAGGGTCGGCCACGATGCTGATTTTATTGTTTACCGCAATATTATCGTTCGTGCTTTCCCCGTGTTCCAGCCGCCTGCTGTTTTGGAGAACGTCGCCTGAATAGGGCCGTTCGGAAACGACCGGTTTCCATACGTCAGGCTTTACTTCTGTATCAACAGCATAACCTACCATACCGTAAAACTTCGCCATTTTGATGCCTCCGCTTATTCAGCCAAACAGGTCAGGCCCGACAGCGTAAACACCTTAGTAACAGATTCGCAGCCTTCCTTGCTCGCCACGACAGTGATCGTCTGCGTGCTCTTGTCAGCGATACGCAGCACGGCGATCCCGTCCTCATCCAGAGTCACGGGATTCGTCACCTTCACGGTAATAGCCACGCCATCAACGCCGGGTACTTCCGCGTGAATCGCGATGTAGTTGCCGGAACTCAAATCCCCGCCAAACGCAGAGGAGTAGTCCTCAACATACTTCAAAGTACCGGTGATAGCGCTGTCACCGATGGTCACGTTGCTCTGAAGATCGGAAACGGTTTTGCCGAACAGATCCACAGAGCCGCCGATGCTGGTATCAACCTTCAAGCCTGTTAAGGGTTTTCAGTCACGTCTTCTTCCAGCGCGATGGCGGAGAAGGGGCGGGTGTTCGCGCCGCTCAGGCGGGTTTCAATCAGAGAAATCAGCTTATTGAAGTTCAGATCGAAATCGGTGAAGTGGCTGATTTCGCCGCCCTTGGTAGCGCCTACGTGATAGTCGCTGAAGTTGTAAACCAGAGCCAGCAGCTTCTTGGTGCGCACCACATCCTGGGTGCCGCCACCCTGTACGGGAACCCGCACGGTCACTTCACGGGTACGGTCCTCGAACTGCTCCACGGTCACGATTTTGCTCACGTTCAGCGCGGCCTTCAGTTCGTTCACGCTGTCATAAATGCGGCGGCCGTTCAGGTCGCGGGCCAGCAGCATGATGTTCAGCGTATGGGGATGGATCAGCATCATGGGACTGCCGCTGCCCTTGTACTTCTCACGGGCATACAGCAGGGTCTGGATGATGCTTTCGGCGTAAATATAGTTTTCGCCGAAGTTGGCGGCGGTGTTGGTGCCCTGGAGCTCGGTCCGCATGCTTTCCAGGTCCACGTCGGCGTGAATGGTGTACAGCTCATCGTCGGTCCAGACGGGACGGATTTTGGTTTCATCGATCTTGCCGTCAGTGCCTTCCACGCGGCCGTCACCCAGCACGATGGCGGTGGCCAGTTCCTCGTTCAGGTCCATCCTGTCGATGCTGTACTGATACTGAACAATATCGAAGTCGGTGATATCCACCACGTCATCCCGATGAAGCTGATTCTTCACGAATACAGTGGTAGGTTCGGTGGTACGGCCCAGGAGGCTGATGTTGCCGCGGAAACCCTTTTCGGTTCCTTTCACATAGCCCTTGGCGCGCAGATTTTCGATGTTGCGGACATCGGCATAGCGGGTGCGGATGCGGCTGATGGGGCTCTTATGGGTCCCGTTCAGTACCTCGCTGATCCAGCCCTGATCGGTGGTCAGCATTTCGGGCGCGCCGGGATTCAGCAGCTTGGGATCGGGGAACAGGGTGTGAATGTCGGCGAAGCCCAGATCATCGGCGGCGTGCGCCAATTCCTTTTTCTGCTCGGTGATGTACTTTTTCATCGCCTGCTTGAGGCCCATGTCGCCTTCCTTCGCCATCTTGATAATGGCTACGCCGTCCGCATGGCTCAGATAGGCGTCATTGGTCACGGTTTCCTGATCGAACAGGTTCTTTTTCATGGGGTCTTCCTCCTCTTCCGTTTCGGAATGTTTTACTTCGGAATCGCTCTTCTCTGCTTCGGATTCGGCGTTTCCTTCTTGGTCGAGAACGGTAGCCATAACGGCAGCGACAACGTTTCTCTGCTTTTCGGTCAGAGTATTCATGACATCCTGATAACTTTCTTCGCCTTCCGGATCAGCTTTTTCGCTGGGGGCTTCTTTCTGTTCCTCACCGTCATCGGCATGGGCCAGCTCCAGCGGAAGTTCAATGAACTCGCCGGTGTAGATAATGCCCTGTTCCGGGTCTGTAGTGCTGGTGCCGTCGCTGTGATATACCACGGAATCGATCATGGCCCCGGGATTCGCGCCAGCGTATACCAGGCTCACTTCCCGGATCATGCCGTGAATCACGGTCTTGGCTTCTTCTTTCAGCTGATTGGCATAGATCGAAAGCGCAGTAATGTCCTTATGCAGAACCAATTTTTTACTGTTCAGGCCGGAGTCAGTGTCATTAAAAAAGCATTCCACACGCATGTCGCCGTTGGCGCTGTGCAGAATGCCATATCCGAGAACAGTATCCGGCGTGGAGTGATTATGGTTCCACACCAGCGGCACCTTTTGCCCGTCCTGATGTTTGAATGCGTCCTTTGCGATGATGCGCCCGTCGGAACAACGCATGTTGGCCCGCGTCGCATAACCTGCAAAATCGTATTCCTCAGCCATGTTGATTTTTCACCTCTTTTGGTTGCTCTCCACGGGTTTCACGACCGGGTGGAACGAGCATTTTCTTATCCTCCTGGGACGCGCTCAGGTTCTTGTTCCGAAGCACATCGGCATTGGGATCGTCGCTGGGCGTCATACCGATCACCTGACGAACTTCATTGGAAGTCATGATTTCGTTCCGGGTGAACTTATCGGCGATCTCGGCAATATTGTTCACGGGCACCAGCTTAAACGGATCGCGGAAGAACATGATCTTCTGTCCCTGCGTCCTGGCTGTTTTGGTCAGGAACTTCCGGTTCATTTCTTCGGTCACAGCGGTCACAAGAGGCTCAAGCATCCTGGTCTGGTAGTTCAGCATTTCCTGCTCGTCGGCGGTCCCGTCCAATATGGCCTGAGAGAAACCGAACTGATTAAAAAGCTGATTCGTCAGATACTCGATGTGCTTAAGCAAGTTGTTTTCCACAGGCCGGTTCAGCTGCGTCACGTGCTCCGTGCCGTCGATATAGGCGATACCGTATTTCCCCTCGGCCAGTTGCCGCTCCACGTCCTTGCGGCGTCTTTCCGCCTGATCCTGGCGAATTTTTGATTTCACCGTGTAAGGAAGCTGAATGATCAGATCCAGTTTTCCGCTGCTGGTCTGTTCGTCTACCGCGTCCAGCAAACTCAGTTTCCGGCTCAGCCGCTGCAATACGGAATTCGGCTCGTTCATCACGGCGTACAACGGATTCTCAACAATGCACGCGATGCTTTTGGGGACGATCGCTTCCCGATGCTTTCCCAAATTCTCATCGTACACATCGACGCGGATATGATGCGGATACCAGTCCAGAATGCGGGCCGTTCGCATCGAATAAATCTTGAAAGTCCCGGAATCATCTGGTTCGTCATCCGTGTCGATCGGTACAACGGCTACGCACCCGTCGTCCAATAAACTGGCATAAATGTCCTGCCGGAAGCTTCGCGCCGCCTGATCCAAATTAGCTTCTACGGTCAGGCAGTTGTTCAGATCAGATTCGATCGTCTCCTTATAGCGCTTATTCTCATCGAGGCGGACATGTTTGATATCGATAGCGGCGGCGTCCATGGCGATTCGATTTTCCACGGAAGCTACGATGGATCGTTCGTTCCCTCTGCTGAATCGAATCCTGTCCGGACGGTATCCGTAAGACGGGCCGAGATCGAGAACGCTTTTGGTAGGGTCTTTGTTCCTGAAAATGTTCCAGACGTGTCTGATTCCGTCCAGCCAACCCATTTTGATAAGTCCTCCTATATCGTAGATTGGAAAAAGGCAATAAAAAAGACCGCGGACTTGTCGTCCACGGTGATCGGTATATGTCCTAAATTCGTTCAAGTTGCTCGGCCGTACATTCGTATTGCGGGAAACGAAGATTGAAAGCATCTGGATCGCTGCTGGGACCTTCCGTTAGATCCTCAACGGTGTAATAAACGTTTCCGTCACGTCCTCGATAGATGTCAATGATTTCTCCAATTACACCTTTATCAACGATACGAACACGGTCGTAAAGATCAAACATTTTGCTTTTAATCCTCCTTTACTCGCCGATCGAGATATGCGCTCGTCATGCGAGGCTCGTCTCCAGGTTCATCGATTTGCCAGGAAGTCGTGAATGTTCGCTGCTTTGTCACGCCAAGCTTCATCGGGATGGCGAATTGCTCCGCGCCTGATTCCCTGAACCTGCTTTCACTTTTCTTATTCATATCGAACCCGCTTTGTATATGCTGAAAAAGAATCGCTTCGTCGGTTTCTTTATAACCGACTTCAAAGAATTCTTTAGCATGCGGTTTGTCGGGGTTAAGACAATATTTCGCCAATTTGCTTTGAGCAACGGCAAAACCCTTCGTACTATGATATATCCCGTCAACCATTGTAGCAGATTCTTCTGATTTTTCAATAGTCTTTCGTCTCGGCTCATGGCCTAATTGTTCTGGGCTTCTGCGAACGCCCCATTTCATTCCCTTTACGCCGTAATGGCAGAGAACGCCACCCAAGAATTGTTCGTAGATCATCCTCAGTCAAACGCCTCCCTGTTGATCTTGTACGCCACATAAGCATCCATCATAGCCGCCACCGCGTCGATTTTTTGGTCGTATCGCTTTTTCAGCAGCTTTTTATTACCGTTGGTGTCGGTAATCACGATACAGTTGCCCATGGCAAAGGTCATCAGCTTTTCGTCAAATAACAGCATCCGTTCCTCGGACAGCTTTTTCAGCTCACCCAACGGAACGGACTCTGTTTTCATACCTTGTATTACTATTTCTATCCCGAACGGGCCGTTTTCTGTTTCCCATCGGGCCACGAAATCCTTTGCGTTATAGGGATCATACCCGAAACAGCGCACATCGTATTCTTTTTCCTCAATAAAGCGGTCCAAATCGTCGTATACATCCATCATATCCAGCACGGTTCCGTCCATGACTACCAGGCTTCCTTCCCGAATGAATTCTTCGTATTTGAAATGAAGAGCGCTCGGCAGCCGGTCGAAAGTGAGCTGAGAAATGTAATCACGGGTCTTTACGCCAAAGCTTCCGTCTCCCAAAGGAAACAGGAAGGTGAACGCGCAAAAGTCATCGCCCATGGATAGGTCAGCGCCCAGCGCACAGGACATCCGCCAGAAGCTCCTGGACCGATGCGCCTGCGTCTCATCGTAAGAGAAGTAGTAGGTATAACCTTCTGCGGGAATGCCGAATCGCTTCGCCAGAATGTCGTTCTTTTCTGACGGCGATTTCTCCATCTTGTCAACATCGCGCTGGTATGTTTCGTAGCTGACGGTCTTTCCCAAATTGGGGTTGGCCTTCAGCCACATTTCAGGCTTGCCGACTTCCGAAATATCATCCAGCCTGTAGTACCAGATGCTCACCCACGGCGCGATGATCTCGCCCCGCAGAATGTTCATCAGCTCCATTTTGATGGTGTCGCCGATCGCGTTGCGAACGGTCCCTTCGGAGCTGAGGGCCACGATCAGATAATCGTCGATCTTGCTGCTGCCCTGCTCGATAGCGCCGATTACGTTTTCCCTTACGTCACAGGAAAGCCATTCGTCCACGGTCGCGATCTTGGTTCGCAGGGATTGCAGCTTGTCGATGCTCATAGGCACCGTTTCAATGCGGCTTCCGGTGCAGAAATTCTCGATGCCCTTTTTGGTACTGGCCAGGATGGGCCGGTTCAGCTTGCTGCCGGTCGTGTTCTGGATGCTTCCCCTGGTCAGCAGCTTGAATAAGGGGCCGCGGGCGCGGGTGATAGACGTTCGGATGGGCGACAGCGTTTCCTCCGCCTGACGCATGGTAAACGCGGTTGCGATCTGATGCGTCGTGCTGCTGTCAATGTTCAGGAAATAGCTTTGGATGCAGCTGGCATACATGGTTTTCGCGGCGCCTCTGGCTACGATCAGATATTGCTTATTCGTAAGCCGTTTGAGCCGCTTCTTCCGAACGTAGACGATCCCGGTCCCCGCCTTATTGGGCATGGGCACCGTCCGCTCCACGTAATAATACCAGCCAAAGATCTGTTCCGCCCACAGCTTGAAGCTGTCCAGCAAATTCAAATCCGAGCCGTCGGTAAGGGTAAGTTCGTTATTGCAGTATTCAATGAATCCCTCAACCGCCTGGTCGTCGTAATACATCCCCGGATTGGCGATCAGATCATCGATCCGATTCATCTCCATCTCGATCTCTCGATTGATGGGGATTTGCCCGGCCATTACGGCATCTCGGAACATGCCGTAATACTTTGGTACAGCAGTGTTCGATAATGCCATAAATCACCTTCTGAACAAATGAAAAGAGGACCTGTAATCGGCCCTCAACTCAACCTACTGAATAGAAAAGCGGTACATTATGCTCGCAGTTTTTGACTCACTTCATATAAGTGGTCGCCAACGTCAATTGCATTCACCGACTCGTTAAGCCATTTAGAAATTGTTTGATATTGGCTCCGCATCTTGATTGCAAGACCGGCAGCGACGGAAACGCTCCCAATAACTGCAAGTGCGCTCTTGATGGCACGGTGTCCACGTTCCACAGAAGACGGATTCATTTGGCTGTACTGTCGTTCCATGTTCAACCGATTCAACCGGTTTCTGAGTTCGGTATCACTCATATTCTTCACGCTTTTACGATCGTGCGCATTTTTGTAATCTGCATGTTCCTGTTTTTCAGCAGGAGTATGCCCAAGTTGTTCCGGAGTCCTGCGGACGCCCCATTTCATACCTTTGATTCCATGATGATTAAGCTCGCTCATGGCAGAGGATCTCCTTTCTTTGGAAATAAAAAGACCGGCTTACCGATCATAGCAAGCCAGTCCGTATCGATATTTCTTATTCTATTGTCGAAGAATCGTCGATGATAAGAGCACTGTCGTCCGTTTTTTCATCAGGGTCGCTTAAAACCGTATGCCGCAGGGATTCTTTCAGTTTATCGCAGCAAGGCTTGAAAGAAAGAAAAGTCACCGTACCTCCGATCACGCCGCCGACTACCGGAATCGCTTTCTTGAAGAATCCTGCAAATGCCTGCTTGGTGATCTTCTGCCCGAACCATTTACCAATGCTTTTAACGATCGGGTAAATCGTTCCCTTGGTCAGCGCTTTTTTCATCAGCTGCCGTTCTACGCCCGTTGCCAGCGCGTTGGCGATCGCTTTCAATGCGTTGTTTGCTCCAGCCGCGCCATACATCACGCCCAAACACAAGGTCAGAATATTGATCGTTTCGGAATCGAACACATGATCTTTCTCGGTCGTATCGATCTGCGGAAATCCGTACAGATACATCAGCTTCTGCGCGGCGCGTAGCATGAACCCGTAATACTGCGCGATATCTGCCGGAATCGTCGCCGCCATAGCCAGTCCGCCTGGCATTCCCAAAGCGGTCGAAATTCCGGAAACACAGTTGCGCTCATACGCGATCACCTGATCGGCAATTTTATCGATTTCGTCCTTCGGAATCCCGGCTTTTGACGGGGTGGACGCTACAGCAGCGTCAATGGTTTCCTGATCGTACTTTGTCTTAAACTCTGTTCTCAGAAAATTTTCCCGATTCACCGAAAAGCCAGGAATACGCATCCCATGAATGATGAAATCCTCCAGGTCGATTTCGCCGTTTCCATTGGCATCAACCGCGCCGATGAGCGTGTTCTTTCCCTGGTCGATCAGCTCTCCGGCTTTTCCAGCCACACTGGTAACAGTTCCGCCCGCAGCCTGTATCGCACTGCCAACGGAATTTCCGACATTCTGTAAAACGCCGTTTACCGATTGGATCAGATTCGTTTCCTTGCTTTTATTCTCGTCATTCATTCTCTATCACATCCGTTTCCGGCTACGCTTACGATATTGTTACAAATATATGTATGCCTTGAATGTTTATTATATCACATACCCCCCCCCCCCGGAAATTAAATTTCTATTACGAAATATTACGAAATTATTAACTATCGTTTGTCGCTTCCTCCGCAGCCACCGTGATGCGCCATTCATACTGCTTAGCCTGACGTTCAAAAGACTCAAGAACGGAAGCGGAGCTGGGCGGATCGAAAGCGATCTTCACTTTAAGGTAAACGTAGGTCGGCACCAGATTCAGCAGTTTGTTCGTGCTGATAAAATCGCTCCACTTCGCTTCCTTGTTTTCGATAGCGAATCCGTCCTCGGGGCCAACGCCCAACTGTGTCAGGATAGCGAGCGCGGTGTTGATATGGATGATGATGTCGGTGTCAAAGTGCTCGTACTCTTCTTCCGGCCCGAGCATCTTCTTGATCGATGTAAGGATGCTATCTTCCATGGCCTACTCCTTTCTGCGATATTCCGCCAGAGCCTTTTGAAACTCCTCTGTATCGGCGTATCCGCAGGAATGAAACTCGGGGCAGAAACCGCGGTAGATACATTCCGGCACCATTACAGAGCCAAGCATGGGATCAGCTTCCGTCACTTTCTCCTTCACTTCCTGCCAGGCCGCCCTGGTTTCGGGAGAAGCCTGATTGCAAAGCCGCCGCCTGCTAATAAAAATCAATGCCTGGGCGTTCGCTTCGCACTCGTGATTTACCGGCGTGGCCTGCACGCTCATATCCCGGTTTACGCCGGTCCTGTCACTTCGCTGGGTGGAAACCCAATGCTCGATGCCGAACTTGTGCCGGACGAAATGCACGGAAACCCAGCTTTTCAGGCCCTCCCAGCGCCAGGAAAACAGAATGCGCCGAATAGGGCTATGCTCCGCAAGAAGGATCGTTTTCTTCCAGGACGGCGAGGGATACACGCCTTCCCCGTCTTTATTGGCAGTGGTCCTGGCAGCTCTTTTTACCAAGAACCACCGATCGTAATACTCGGTCCATTTGATCATAGCCATATTCCTTTCTCATTCTTTCTCCACGGGCAAGTATCAAAAGGTGTTCGCTCAACGAATCCAAGATCAAGCAGCGATTCGTCCCCGTAATGGATCGCATTGTGGGTCCTGTAACTTGCGCAGATCAAATATTCGGGGTCCAATATACTGGCTGTGATTCGTTTTAAGTCCTCAGGCAGCATGGGATTCATATGATGAATATATATAGCCCCTTTGATCTCACGGTCTAACATGCCAAGATCGCATCCGGTATCGCGAACGATAATGAAATCACGAATCTCCCGCCACTCTTTGGAATGATAAAACCGCTGGTTCAAATATCGGTCGAAGCCGAACGTCTCTTTTCCGACAGCCCCTTGCAGCCGCAGATACTTGTACCGATCAAGAAAAGAATCAAGAAGGATCAGCTCAGAATATGTCCTGATCGTCCGCATGTCCGCTATACCTCTTGAACGCATCCATGGCTTCGGAAATCATCTGCTCCATTTTCTCCTGAGATTGCAAGGCCAGCCGCTTCGCCTCGGCCAATTCGATCTCGGCTTCCATTCGCTTTTGCTCCAATTTCGCCTGTTCGGTTCCAAGCTTGAGAAAATGGGTCGTTTCCTGCGAGGAAGCGGTGCCGTCACGCAATCGCTGCTCCACCAGATCGAAGGCGAGTGAGATCATCTGGTTCTCACGCCCGTTAGGAGTCAGCGCCGGTCTCAATGGCGGTAAAGCATGAGAAGGCTCCGCCACTTTTGGTCTTCTTCCCATTACTTTAACCCCCGATAGAATATACTTCCATGATACTTAAAAGAGCTTGCAGAGCGGTATCCAATCATATGGTGAAAGGAGGAAAGCCCACAAAAAAAAAGAAAAAAGGAGGTAAGAAGGTGATGAAGCTGCTCCCGCCCCGCAAACCCTTTTAAGTATCACGTTTTAGCCATCCCGAAAATATAACTTTTTTCCAACTTTTACCCCCGGAGAATTTTTAAGGAGGCGCGCGATGCAGGGAGGGGGTGGTTTTTTCAGACCCCCTCCCTATGCTTATTACATCTTCTTCATACTGCGTCTCACCTTCTTATAGATATTCCGGAAGTCATACTTGATGATCTCGTTGATCGCTGATTCAATTTCCCGATTGTTTTCTTCATCTGTCATTTCATCGCTTGTGTTAGCGATTCTTGCCAGATATTCACACGAGTCATAGCCTTTTTCTTTGTCAAACAGCAGCCACTGATTGAACTGAGTGAACGGATTGTACGGATTATCAAACGTTGTAAGCATACACGATTCGTTTGCCATTCCATTCACCCCTTTCATTTCAGGTACTTGGATACCGTGGACGAGGAGATACCCAAAGCGTCCGCGATTTCGGAGGTCGTGTAGCCGGAACTCTTCATGGCCCTGATCTTCGCCTGCTTGCCCTCGGACAAAGCGCTCTGGCTTCTGGGCGTCGCATACGATCTGACCTGATCAATGTCCGCAAAGCGCAGGATCTGGTTCAGGATATTCTCGCTTATTGCGCCAGCCTGAATAGCTTCCCATCCTCTGGGCGTGATCTCAACGGGATTGCGCTGCGCTCCAAATCGGATTCGGGCGCGGCTCAAAGCCATCTGCGCTTGCTTTTTCTTTTCCTTATTGGTCATGTCTGGATTGGCTTTCACCATGGCGCTTACTTCGCTCTTGGCCGCAAGCTGTGCCTGCCGTTCGCGAGGCGCATTCTTGAGGGCGACGTTAAGCTGCGCCATCAGGTGATCGACTTCATCCCGATAGGTCTCCTTTGCGGTGGCGCTGTATTTGATGCGTCCCGTTGAAACCATTTCTTTTCTGGCCTGGTTCGCCATGGCCTTCATCTGGTTCGCATAGTGGGCGTATGCTTCTTCCTGAACGGTCCCAGAAGACAGCTTCCGGGCATCCCCGGTCTCCATCATCTTGGTGGAATCCTGGGTACGCACCCTCGTCTTGCCGTTCTTATCCACATACTCCTCATGCACGCTCTTATACAGCAGGGCGCCTTCCGGCTTGGTCGGATCGTACCAATCTTTGCCCTTCTGGTTGATCTTGGGGGTACCGACCCGCTTTTCCACCGCAATAGGGCTCTTGGCCCGGGAGAGCAAGGTGGAAGCTCCGCCACGATCATTTCCATCTTCGTCGGTGTATCCCTGCCACTTGCGTTTCAGATAAGCAACCTCGTTGTCTACCTCGCTCTGCTTCCAGTCCAGCTTATGCTTCTCGGCATCGATAACGACCATCGAATGCCGGACGGCTTTGGCGATGTCCCCTTCCGGCGCGCCTTTCAAGGTCATGTCGGTGATCAGATTGCTGATCTTTCCCATTTCCATCTGGGTGTTCCGCATCACCTTGAACTCGTGTCCGTCACGATAATAATGCGTGACCCCATTTGCGTCCGTTTCTTTTCTGGAATAGCCGTAGCTCATTTTGGGATCGAAGCCTTCCAGCCCCTTCAGCGGTGGCGTGGAAGTGATCTTCACATTGCTGAAACGGGAATTGCAGGGGATCACCATGACGGTATCACCGTCGAAGTCGGCCCCGGAAAGCCTGGCCGCAACGTTGGCGTTGATGCCGATGGCGTCGGCCGGTGTGTTGCCTAAAATCCGCATGCCATCCGGATGCTTGTTGTTCACCTTCAGGATCGGAATCTCAAACGTTCCACCATGCGGATACCGGATCAGCGCTACTGTTTCCCCATCATGGTAATTCGGCGCGTAGCATTCGTTGTCATTCAACGTGGCGATAGGAAGGATCACCTGATACTTCTGCCTGGGAAGCGCGGCAGCCTGCATGTGAACGGCAGCGGAATCGCAATCGTTGGCAAAGGTCTCCAGTAATTGCTTCTTCACGGTCGGGTTGGTCAGGACGCAGATCTCTTCGTATTCCGTTTTCTTGTCGGCGAGGGCCAAGTTCAGCTGCTTGGTGATCAGCTGCATACTCTGCTTGGCTAAGAATTGGTGCGGCGTCGAATCCGCCCATTCTCCCCAATCGCCTTCCATGCGGGTCTTATTGATCAGGCCGAGCTTTCGCTCTCCATTCTCATCCGTGTATTCGTACTGGCCGCCCTCCTGCCGGAGCAGCGCGCCAAACGGATTATTCGGATCGTTGGTTTTGATGGCTTTCAGCGCTTCAGAACCCGGCTTCTTGTTCGTGTTGAATATCACGTCAACGCCGTCGGGCATGTCGTCGCTGTAGAACGCCATCCCTTTCAGGTACTTATCGCCATCTACCAGAATACGGACCTGCGCGTAGTGGCTGCCCTCCAGACTCAGATCGGCAACGCCGCGGCGAAGCTCGATCGTCCCGTCCTTTTCAACACTGGTGTGTCCATCCGGCGTCGGATCGTCTCTGTACCGAACCAGAAGCCTGCTGGAATCCATGGAAGCAGGATATTGGAAGCCTTTTACGAATACGTCGTTTCCGTCCTCGTCCACGCGCATTTTGTAGTCGGTAATGGTATGGATTTGATCGAAATTGTAAATATCCTTATGCTCGGTTCCGGGCGGGCAAAGCACTTTCAAATGGGTCACTTTGCCGGGGTTGGTAGCCTGCGGAACGCTGCCGCCATAAATGACATACCCTTCGTCTTCCAGCATCTTCAGCGCTTGATTCAGTTTTTCCTGACTGATGTTCAATTCTCTGGCAACGTCTCCAGTACCGGAAATGGCTTCTCCAAGCTCTTTTTCCACACCGGCGCCCACGTCGATCATGCCCTTTTCGTCCACCTGCGAGCGAAGAAAATCAGCGGTCGCTTTGGCAGCGTTCATTCGGGCGGCGGAGCGTTCGTTCAGCAGTGAGCGCAATGTGGATTCATTGATGCCCATTTCCCTTGCCACCTGGGCAGGACTCTTTCCGGCGTCCAGCAAAGCCTTGGCTCGATCAATGCGCTCGGAACGTTCGGCGTTGTGGTCATTGGCGTATCGCTTGCGAAGCTCCGTCGTACTGTCCAAACCAACGGCGGTAGCGATTTCTTTTTCGCTCAGGCCCTGCTTCCGCAATTCACGAACGCGGCTGGCAAAGTCTCCGCTGTGCTGGTAAGGATCGCCGCCGCTGCCCAAAGGATATCTTCCGGAACCGGGTCCTGGCGCGCCGTCCATTTTGCTGCGGCCGTAGTGTATCAGAAAATCATCGAAATCTTCCTCTCCGACGGCTAATGAATCCGCCAGTCCGTAAGACTCGGAGGGCGTCAATTCCTCATCCAGAATATAAGTCATGTTCAGCCCTCCTGTTCCTTGATCCTACGAATGATCTTATCGTAGTCGATGATCTTGTTCATGATGGGGAGAATCTCGTCGGCTCCCGGCTGATGGTACAGCACCTCGTCATTCTGGTATAGCCGGAGTTCGGTTTGTATCATACCGGGTTTTACCTTATATTCCAGGCAGAACAGCGCAGCGTACACCATCAGCTGCTCCATGTGCGCCGGAGTCTTTCCGGTTTTCAGATCATGAATCCGAAGGAAATTCTGTCGGAACATGATCGCGTCGGCGGTGCCATAACAGTTCTCGCTGTAAAACAAAACCTGCTCGGATTCCATCTTGTACTTGATGGCGTCGTTCACGAACATGTTCAGCGTCTTGTCCACCTTGGGAAGCTTCTGGCCGAGCTTGATGCAGGTGGACGCGAAGGCGTGCAGCTCAACGCCTTGCTGGGTTGCCAGGAAATTGCGGTACGCTTCCGCTATTTTGTCTGAATCATAATTGATCCAGTGAAATTTACTTGCCGACAGGAAGGCGTGGGTTCCCTCCAAGTCCGAATGCTTGTTCCAGTTCATGCAGGACTTCCTCCTTGTTCTCGGGAAATATGAATCTCGAAAAGGACATGCCATCCATGAGCTTGACATAATATTCCTGATTGGGCTGACGGTGCGCCTTGGCGCTTTTCTTACACTCCAGCGCGGCCCAATGTTTTCCCCAGAGAATCAACAGATCGGGAATGCCCTGAATATACCCGGAGTCCAGCTTAATGACCATGCAGCCGATGAAGCGCTTCTTGACTTCGCGAATCAATGCGTTCTGAAATCTGCTTTCAAGCTTTCTGCCTTTCATTAAGCTGGCTCCTCTCTCCGGGCGTAAACGAAAAGAGAGAAGGCGCGTATTGTCTTCTCTCTTCATAAAAGGGCATGTTTTTTTCGCGGAAATATAAAAAGCCCGTGTTTATATTTTCACGGACTTTCGTTTGTTATGTCAAAGCATGGGGTCGTCAGACTTGATAGGGTATAGGGCGCAGTGCTTCTTGCAGAACGGATAGTTTTCATGGCAGCTTGCAACGCAGGCGCTTCCGGGCGGATCGGCACCGATATAATTCATATACTCGGCGCGGCTCTCTATTTCCTGCCCGCAGTCGGCGCAGTACCAAATATGCTTTTTCGGTTCCCACTTCATGCTCCCGCCGCATTGATCGCAGGAGACAGCGTCGCCGTTCTCGTCATAAGCTCCGCATTCCCATTCCTTGTTCATGTCCAGTCGATATATTTCCTCATAGTCGTCAAATGAATTCATGTAAGCACCTCCTGGCTCTCCGTCATTGTACCAAAGTTCAATGCAGATTGCAAGGAGTGTCTCTGGGTCTTGGGAACCTTGTGTCGGTCTTATAGCATCCCTCCAATTTTTGTGAAAAACAAGGCTCTGCCCATTTGCCCACTTTTTATCCCTATTATATATAAAATATAATTTTTTCTTTTCGCGTTTAATAAGGAATAAAAGTGGGAAAGTGGGCAGAAAGTCCGCAAAGCCTTATATTTCCTCACTTTTTCGTGCCCACTTTTGTTTTCAAAACCGGGCATTTGCCCACTTTTTTTGGCCATTTTTCAATTTTGTTCGCGCTGTTTTTCTCCGTTGCCCAAACAAAACCGGGCAGAGCCCACTTTTTTCGGACAAAGTTGGCCACGAAAATCACTCGTCTCCGGCCGCTCTGTTCAGCGATTTTTCCGCTTCAAAACGCTCGGGATACCTGGCCCGCAGCTTCTGGACGTTCATCTGAAAGATCTCTTCCAGCGAATATCCCAGGGCGTCCGCGCTCACCGCCAGATACCAGGCCACATCCCCAAGCTCCTTCGCCAGGTGCTCCCGATGCATGTCATGCCCCTGAAACAGATGCTTCTTCAGAATGTCCATGGCCTCGCCCGCTTCGCCGTTTAGGCCCATCAGACCCTGGATCAATCTGAAATTCGTTAGAAGCCGGGAACTCGTCCCCATATGACTCTCCGTCCGCAGCGCTTCCTTCTGGTACTCGTTCGGGCTCATCGCCGCATTTCTCCTCGAATTCTTTTATGGCTTGTTCCATTCTTTCAAATGTCATTGCCGTTTTACTCGTTCCTCGGCCAACAATTAACAGCCCTTTCGCCACGCCCTCCAGTTTTTCAGCGGCCTTCCGGAACTTTTCGTTTGTGATTTCGATTCGTGCCATTTTCTTGCTCCTCATACTTGATCGGCTTGTCCGTCCCGTCGTTGTGGAATTGCTCAATACACGAATCACAAGGTTCGTCGGTATCTTTCAAGGATGAATACTTGCAGGTCGGACAGTATTTGTCATAACGAACTTCTTTGGCCTTGAGTTCCACCATAAATAATGACCTCGCTTTCCGGATGTTCTTTCAATACGCGCTTTACAAACTCGCGCTGCATTTCAGTCTTTCCGTTTCCTCTGCCGACCATCATAAAAAGCTTTTGGAGCTTCTTTGAAGGCTTCGGAAGTGTCTGCTCTTCGTTCCTATGCGGGCTCATACAGAACTACCTCGCCTTTCTTGAGGCTTTCCTTCACGTCGATCAGCCGCTGGTTCGTACTGCCGCGCCATGGAATATCAAGACTCTTTTTGTCTTCCTCGAAAGGACCGTCCACCAGCACGTCGATCTCCCGCAGCAGGTCTTTCCGGGCGTCCTCCCATTCAAGGATCTGTTCGTATGTGTAGCCGGTGTAGCACCACACGGAAAGATTCCTTTTATGCGCCGCCCGCGCCAGATCCAAAGCCGCCAGAGGCTGTAAGAAAGGTTCCCCACCTGTTAGGGTAATGCCCGTCAGCAGCGGGTCCTTAGCCATTTCTGTTTTGAACTCCTCGGTATCCATGCGAACCCCGCCATAGATGGGCCAGGAAGTGGGGTTCTGGCAGCCCTTGCACTTGTGCAGGCAGCCCTGCATGAAGATCGCCATGCGGATGCCAGGCCCGTCTACGATAGAATTTTGTTGAGAACCGAATACGCGAAATATCATGATTTATCGTTCCTCCTTTTCGTTAGTCGCCGCGGCTTAACTGATCATAACATCTGGCGGGAGTTCCGTAATGATGCCATGAGGACTGCCCGACAATGCTCGCCGGACTTCATTCATTGTCATAATTCCTTGGCGCAGGAACGTCTCCACACGGCGATCGTCGGCATATAGGGTGATTTCTTCAATATCCTCAAAGTTTGGATAAGTTCTGCCGCAGTAGGAACAAGTGCGCCTGCCCGGTTCGTAAGGCGCTCCGCATCCTTCACAGTTTATCGAGGCGCTTCGATTTTCTGTCTTCCGCATCTTTGTTCGACCTCCTGTACATGATCGATCGCGTCTATAACGGCTATCGTGCATCCTGGGCATGTTATCCAGCTCTTATCCTGAATATAGAAGCTTACGTATTCGCTCTTTTCAAAGTTATTGATTGTTGTATATCCGCCGTCAAATGCTTCGGTTCCGATGTATGGTTTATATTCAACGGCGCCGCAGATACTGCACACTCGTTTTCGGAAAATATCAGTAGCCATTTCGTCTCTCCTTTCGCACGAAAAAGAAGAGAGCCTGCGGATAGTGCAAGCCCTCTTCGTTTTTACATGCCCATCGCGTCAAAGAAATTCTTCAAAGTCAGAACCACCCAATACAGCACAATGAACGCCCAGGCGGATACGTTGTTCAGCAATATGAGTGTCACCACGATGAAGGATATAATGATCAATGCGAACACGCAAAGCTGTGATAGCCGTTTCCATTCGTTCATATAGCCTCCATCATGCCGTTCTTTTCCCAAAGGATCTGCTCTGCTTCTTTTGACGCTTCGACGATAGTATCAAAGTTCCCGCAGAAACGCCCATCGATTTTCAGAGTGTAATATCCCTTGGGGTTTCGGACGATATCAATGTGCTCGTTATCCGGCATCGTGCTTCACCCGATCCCTTTCTTCCGCCTGCTTGGCGTTGTTCCACCGGTCCAGAGTGCCTACCAGATAGCCCGTGATACGCCGCACCCGTTCAAAGGGCGGATTGTCCAGATGGTAAGTGATTTCCACGTCTTCCTCGTTCAGAACGTTGACGTCCATTTCTTTCAGCATGTCTCCGAACTTCTCGATGGCACGCTGTTTGTAGTGCGCCAGCTCTTCTTCGCTGACAGGACCGTTGATAACGTTGATAATCATATCTGTGCTTCTCCTCTCTTTGAAAACAGCTCGTCCAAGCTTAATCCGCAGTTCAGCGCTTTCTGGATCTTTTTGGCTTCATCCAAATGCAGGGGGGACACGCCTCTCAGCTTTCGCAGCAGCGACGTATAGGATATCTGCGATTCTTCCGCCAGCTTCCGTTTATCCCAACCGAGCAGATAGCATTGGATCATTACCTGCATGTAAATGATATCCCCGCGCATGTTACGTTCCGGCCTCCTTATCAGCTTTTGCTTCGGGTTTCCACCGTTTGAACTGTTCTTTTTCCGTATCGTGCTCCCGCCGTCCGCAACAGGGGCATACGTCGCCGATAATGCCATTGAAGCCGCACACCGGGTCCCGGTCCACGGGATGGTTGATGCTGCCGTAGCCGATACCGCTTTCCTTCATGTGGCGGATGATTGCCTCAAACGCCTCCAGGTTCTTCGTGGGGTCGCCGTCCATTTCCACATAAGAAATATGCCCCGCGTTGGTCAGGGCATGGTAGGGGGCTTCCAATTCTATTTTTTTCGCTGCGGTGATGGGGAAATATACGGGGATGTGGAAGCTGTTGGTGTAGTAATCCCGGTCTGTCACGCCGGGAATGACGCCGTAGAAGTCCCTGTCCATCTTCACGAACCGTCCGGACAGGCTTTCAGCGGGCGTCGCCAGGCAAGTCACGTTCATATCCAGCTGTTCGCTCATTTCGTCGCAGAAGTTGCGAATATAATGAACGATATTGATGCCCAGCTTCTGCGCCTCGGTGCTTTCCCCGTGGTGTTCCCCGATCAGGGCTTTCAGCGTTTCTGCCAGGCCGATGAAGCCGATGGACAGGGTTCCGTGTTTCAGCACCTCGCCGACTGGATCGTCCGGACCCAGCTTTTCCGAATCCATCCATACGCCCTCGCCCATCAGAAAGGGGAAGTTTCGCACTTTCCGCTCTGCCTGCACCATGAATCTCGCCAGCAGCTGCCGCATCACGGCGGTCAGCATCCAGTTCAGATGAATATAGAACACCTTCACGTCATGGTTCGATTCCAGGGCCAACCGCGGAAGATTGATAGAAGTGAAGCTCAGGTTCCCCCGTCCGGGAGCGATCTCCGGTCCGCACATGTTGCCCATTACGCGGGTACGGCAGCCCATATAGCCCACTTCCGTTTCCGGATGGCCCGGCTCGTAGAATTGCAGGTTAAAGGGAGCGTCCAGGAAACTGAAATTGGGGAACAGCCGCTTGGCGCTCACTCGCATCGCCAGCCGGAACAGATCGTAATTCGGGTCGCCGGGATTGTAGTTTACGCCTTCCTTGACGCGGAAGATCTGAATGGGGAAGATCGGTGTTTCACCGTTGCCCAGGCCCGCCTCCGTCGCAAGCAGCAGTTGTTCCATAGCCAGCCTTCCTTCCCAGGAGGTGTCCATGCCATAGTTGATGCTGCTGAACGGTACTTGGGCGCCCGCGCGGGAATGCATGGTGTTCAGGTTGTGCACCAAGCCCTCCATGGCCTGGTAGGTGTCGCGGGTGGTCTTCCTCATTGCGTAATCCTGCCGCCAGGATATGTCCCCGCCGCTTCCAAGCTCCGCCTGAATATCAAAGGCTTCCCGCAGATATTTCTGATACGTCAGCCGAACCCCATCGGCCATGGCGTAATCAAAATCCACAATGGATTGCCCTCCGTGCTGGTCGTTCTGGTTGCTTTGAATGGCAATGGCAGCCAATGCTGCATAGCTGCCGATGGACTTCGGCTCTCGTAAGTGCCCGTGACCGGTGTTGAACCCACCCTTGAACAGCTTCTTGAGCTCGATTTGGGTACAGGTGGTAGTCCAGCCGTAGAAGTCCAGGTCATGAATGTGAATCCAACCTTTCCTATGAAGATTGGCGGTTTCCGGGTCGATCATGGTTTCCAGATAGTATTCTTTGGCGGTATTGCCGCCTTGCTGAAGCATAGCTCCCATAGGCGTATCGCCGTTGATATTGCCGTTCTCTCGCTTCAGATTGCTGTCCTTGGCGGGAGAGCCGGTAATGTCGTCATAGATTTTTTTGACCGTTTGGCCAAAGAGGGTTTCGTTCATTGTTGGTTGTTCCTTTCCATAAGGATCATACATTCTTCTAACAGTCTGTAGGCTGTCTTTCCGATCGAGGCATAGGCGTCTTCCGTTTCGTCGCTTATCAGCGGACACCAGCGAGGACGGCGTTTGTTGTACGTTTCTGAATTGAGAGGTTTATTTTTGGCTTGACAGTAGGTTTCCTCATTCATGCATGGACAGTCTTGGCAATTATCAGGCATCCGGATATTGATTTTTACCATTCATGACCTCCTTGCTCGATTCAACTTAATAATGCCGGTTCCGCTCGTTTTCCAACTGGACGTGGACTTGACCCAAAACCTCTTGCAAAATATTCTCGTTACGACCATAAACGGAAAGCGTACTGTCAACCATATGGCGTGCAAGGTCTTTGATAATCGCTTCTTCTCCGGCCTTCCTCGCCATTTCGACCATTTCACGAGCCTTTTTCTCAAGAAGTTCATCCGATATGGGCTCATTGAGAATCGCTTCGATTTTCTCGTAAAGCCTTTTCAGAATTTGTTCTTTAATCAAACGCTCGATTTCGGGCGCTTTCCGTGTTCCATAGTCGTATTTAACAAGATTGAGTTCACCCCAAACTTGTTCGGCCCTATGTTTAAGTTCTTCTTCTGATATTGTGGCAGCGAATAATTTAGCCATCTCGGTGCCAAATACCTTATTCATTTCCGTATTGATCTCCATCGCTTTCGTCCTCCAAGCATTCTGGCGCTTCCAACTCAATGTCTGTAGGTTTGGCCATAACAATTGCTTTTTCGCCGTGGCAGAGAAGGATAAGGCCGTTTTCCTTTTCTTTCAAAAGCTGATCATATATCTTTTTTCTCGCATCTTTGTTGAGGATATACGGATGTTGTACGACCAATAGGTCATCCGCCGGAACGACCTTGATTGCCGGTTCTTCCAGGCGGCACAGTTCTACGAAATCAGGCTTGGATGCCTCCTCGATAGCGTGCTGCATTTCCTTGGATCGAAGCTCGTGAGAATATACAGGACGCCCCATTTTTTCAGCGATGTACTGGTAGTAGATATACAGTTTATCACCTTTCAGCATAACGGTGCCCGTGTAAGCCATAACGATTGCTTTTTCACGATCTGTCATTTCGTCTTTCGTCCTTTCAGTATTCGTTCGGAAACAGGATCGTCGTCGCGCTCCTGTCCCATTCGGTAATGATCCAGATACGCCAGCCTTCGCGGTCCGGATGCTGATATGCTGCCAGAATCCTATCGCCGCATCTCACCGCTTCGTCGTTCTGCTCCCAGTCCTCTTTGCAGATGTCGCCCCAGTCGCAGCGGATATAGCGGTTGAAACACTGATTCACAAAGCTGGCAAAGTTTTCGTTTTCTTCCTGTAATTCGGCTATGGCGCGGGTCGCAACCAATTGTCCGATTTGAAATCTAAGTTCGTCCTTATTTTTGTACCTCCTATTTTGTAAGAAACTCCGGATAAACTTTTTCTAAGAGCGTTCTATCCGGATATGCGTTTGTCGTTACTGTCAATCTCGGAATATCATATATTTTGTCTGTCAAAGTAGGAATGGACAAAACAATCTCGACATTGAATATGCTATTGATATCAGGAATGATCTTCTCTGCTCGATCTATTAAATCTTGACAAGCGAGACGTATGCTTCTAATAGCCATTTCTTTGTATGTCATTGCTTCGTTCACCTCGATTGGTCCACAGGTTTCGCCATAAGCATTTTGTAGATGTTCACGGCGTCTTCCCCGGTAAAGGCGTTGACGACATCCAAAGTCTTTCCGGTCTTCGTCCCTACCAGACATACCTCTACGTCTTTTCCCCTGGAAAAGTCAAAGCTCACCAAATATACTTTGGCGAGCGACCCATAGGGAATCTGCGGTTCACCTTCACGATTTTTCATTCAGCTCACCCCAATTTCAGCGTTACGTCCTTACCCGGCTTTCCCGTCATGGACGAGGCGATAGACTGGTAGATCTTGCCCACGTTGTCCAGATTGCGGTTGTAATCCTCCAGCAGGCCGTCCAGTTTCCCGTCGAACCGCTCCACGATCAGGTCTTTGGCCCGTTCGGTCGCTTCCCGCATCACGTCGTCCTTATCCACCTTAGCGGCTTCCCTGGCGATGGCTTCCGTCACCGTCTTGGAGAGCTTGCCGTAATTCTGTTCCACCGCGGCCCGCACCCGCTTTTGCGTTTCCTCCGTGATACTTTCTTCCAGGCTGCGCACGGCTTTGCTGACGGCCCTACCCACTTCCCGGTTGGTAGCGTTTCCGATGGCGCGGTCAATGATGGTCTGCTCCACGTCTACAATGGTCAGATCCGACACGTGATCAGCCGCCTTGCCCACCAGCTTCAGCGTTTTTCTCATGTCGACAGCGGCAACTACGGCGGCGATCACAGCAACCCCCGTCAGGGTCAGACACGCGATCCGCTCAATTTTCCGAAGCCGCTTGTCGAATTCGTCTTCCTTGATTTCGTTCATATTCACAGTTGGCATTTTCTTTCGCTCCTTTATTTCATCAGATTGACGATTCCACGAATGAAGTTGATTGCGAACAGCGCCGACGCATACAGGTATCTGTACGCTCCGTGGAGACGGAATTTTTCATACATCCTGTAAGCGATCGTCGCATATGCCGCCAGCGCACAGGCGTCAAGGCAATACCGAAGAACTTCTGCTATCATGTCTTTATTCCTCGCGATAGAGGCTAACCTCAACTCTCTCGGGCATATCGCGCAGTCTTCTCTCCAGCATTTCTTCAATGGAATATTGACATGAAGTGCAAAATTTCAAAGGACGCAAATAAAATGCGCGATCTTCTCGATCTCTGCACGCCTTGTGAATTTCGTACTTGTGGCTCGTGACGAATCTGTCTATCTGCTTACCGCAGCAATCGCAAACCCAAATGTCCATTTTCGTTTTCTCCTTCACCATTTGATTAACCGGCTCCGGCTCTCATTGAAGTCTTTCTTTTGATCCAGCGCCCGGCTGATGGCCAGATCGATCCCGCTGCGGCTCTTCAGATAGTAATAGTACAGGTCGTGATAGGGCGTGGTCAGCCGGTCGATCCGTCCTCTGGACTGTTTCAGCACCCGATAGCTGTACTGCTGGGAATAAAAAAGGATCGTATCTGTTTCAATACAGTTCCAGGCTTCCGCTCCGGCGCTGTAGTTCACCAGATAGACCCATCTTTCTCCTTTGGGTACTTCCTCATGCTTGTGGCTGTTCAGTTCAGCGATCACCGTTCCGGGCGGCCATGCGAGCGCGCGAAGGATCTCAAGCTCGTAATCGAAGCTGTAGAATATAATCATCCGAGGATGCTTTTCCGCGATCTCCAACGCCATCCGCTGCCTGCTTTCGTCCATGTTCACCGCTTTGCGGATCAGGTAATACATCTTTCCAGGGTTCTCGATAGGCAGCCCCTCCCATGGGTCCCATCGGGTCCGTATGATGTTTTTGTACAGCGCTACGTTGTATTGAACGTAGGCGTCCTCGTGATGCGCTTCCGTAGAACGGGTAAAAGCCATGTCCACCAGAATGGAATCCCGTAGCCTTTCCAATTTCGGCGTTCCAATATAATGGTCGATCTTGGGGAACTTCGTGACGTATTGGGAATATACCACGTGTTCCTTATTGAACTGGGTCCGGTTGCGGAAGAATCCGTTGGCGATGAACAGCGGAATATAATCGCTCCAGCTGTCTCCCGGGGTGGCGGAGAGAAGAATCCATCGGTTGCTTCGGGTGATCCTCAGAAAGCTCTTTACCCATACGCCGTTGCCTACCACCCGCTGCTCGTCGAATATAAAGAAGGCGTCCCGTATGTCCGCGTATTTCTGGATGTTGTTCCAGCTATCGACGACGATTTGGTTTCCGTACATATTCGTTTTTTGATCCGTCGTCATCAGGAACGGCGCCATCTCTTTCTCCCACTCGCAGGAGTCGCGCTTTTTCGCGGTGGTGATGATGTACAGGTCTTTGGGCGGATCATCCATCGGCATGTAGTCGCCGCCCTCCAGCGTATCGGTATCCCCGCCGTTTTCCAGATAGTAATAGCTTAAAGCGGTAATGCTCTTTCCACTGCCGACACCTCCGCACAATACGCAGCCGTTTTTCATACGGCCGATCGCATCGATCTGATGAGGATATAAATGGATGTTCGCCATGGCGTCACCCCTCGCTTATCAATGAGAATATGGGCTGTTTCCTCTTTTGTGCGTGAGCATGTAGTATATTTGGACATTTAACCGGACATCCAAAGCCGGCACCCATGTTGATCGCCGGATGAATTTACTCGTCCTCTTCCGTCATCTGACGGCGGTAGCGGGCGGCGTAGGGGTCGTCATCCAGGCGCTGCTCCACGTACATGGTGCTGATGTACAGGTTTTCTTCGTGCGTAACCGGGTCGTACTCATGCGGATTCAGCACCACGTTCACATTTTTCACGCGGATGTTGTCCAGGCAGGCTACGTTTTCTTCCGTCAGCAGCACCGGATCGTTACCGCCAGTCACCAGATACACCTTGGGCGGCCACTTCACCGGTTCCCCATTCGTCTTGCGGTAACGCAGGATAGCCTGAACGAAATATTTGGGCTGGTAGGTTTCGGGGTCGTCGGTGGGACGGGGCTTGGTGGAACGCACTTTGAAGCCGGCCGCTTTCAGTTCGCGCACCTGCTCCAGATCGGGGATCAGCACGTTGACCTTGCGGCGGGAATCCCCGTACCTGTCCCGTTCGGGAAGGCCGGCGAAATTCGTGGTATAGATGAAGTTGGTGTCGTCGATGTTGTACTGAATCGGTTTACGTTCGTTCATGGTTTTTTACTCCCTTACATATTTTTTGATATTTCCTTGTTCATCTTGGATCGTTACTTGTGTTCCAGGCATAAACCAGTGTTTTTCCTGGAGCCATGTGGTGTCGTGCGTGGCCCAATCATCCATTGTCACCTGATACCGTTTCGCGACGGTCCTGTGGTTGACTGTCACACGCGCTTTTCCCTCATAACAAAGGGTGAACGTCTTCATCAGGCGCTCACCTCTTTGATCGGTTTATCTTCCGGCGGAACGTCGTATCGGTCTTCGGATACGAACCATTCAAAGTCGCCGTACTCGGATATAGATTCTACAGCCGCGTCTACCAGTTTGTCGTAGAATTTCCGGTCAATGTCGTCTTCCCGGTGCAGTTCGCGCACCATTTCCGATTCCATCCACCGGAAATCCTTGCTGCCCGTCGCGAAGGAGTATTTGCCGTCCGCTTCCCGCAGCAGCCACCCGCCCCCGCATCCGGGCTTAACGGGCGTGAATTGCCCCACACGCCCAACGAAGTGGTAGTCGTGGCCGGCATCAATGGTTTCCTGAAGCGCCCGCAGTTTTCGTTCCAGATCGACGCTGAGAGGAAACGTTCCCTGTTTTGCCAGGAAATCCTGATAATCTTCCCAACGCATGCCGATCGCTTTCAGGCTCTTTTGCAGCAGCTTTTCCTCCGCTTCCACGTTCGGAAGTTCCTCGTTCATGTCCAGATATAACGCACCGCTGACCGAGAACGTTTCGCACAGGTCGTCGAAGGTGATAGGCTCTTTGCTGAAAAGAGACTTGAATACGTAGGGTACTGCGAACTGCTTTCCGGTTGCTGTCCATTCGCCGGGGTGATCCTTTACGTCGCCCGGCACGTACCCGTACTTGCCCATACAGGCTTCCGGTGTATCGTACTTGGCGATATAGACGGCGTCGTTCACGAGGCACATCTTGTCGTAGGTGGCCTCATGCTCAAAGGTGTAGCCATATTTCTTCCCGAAATCCATCACAAACTGGATGATGTCCCTGTCGGCATCAGGGATTTTAATGGAATCGGTTTTGATATGGGCGACGGTGTAGCCGCGTTTCTGAACCTCCCTTTTCAAATCCACCATGAACAAGGCGCCTCGCTTTGCAACGATGTTGTCCTTGTTCCGGGGATCGCGGAAAGCGTTCTCAAACGCCGCGCTGGTCAGCCCGTACACGGAATTGATGGCCGTTTTCAGGGCGTTCGCCAGCTCTTTCGCCGTCAATTCTCCGTTCTTTACCTTTTGGATATAAGGCGTCAGCTTCCCGTCCAGAATATTGTTCACGTCTTCCCAGGCTTTGTGCTTGATGCTCACGCGCCCGTCCACGATTTCCTTGAACCGTGCCGTAAATCGGGGGCCGAATAGGCATTCCGCGATGATGCTGTGGGGATGCATAGAAGCTACGTCCAATAGCGCTACGTTCCCATGCATTCCGGGAACAGCGTATACATAGCCCCCTTCGCCCACTTCTTCATCCCGGTAGATACTCACGTAGCCGTTTTTTCCCGACAGATCAATGCTTTCGTAACCGGACTGCGTTTTCTCGGGTGGTCCATAGTAATACCCGGGGAAATATGGCAGCAGGCTTTCTTCTTCGCCATGAAGCTGGTTCATCATATCGGGGCAGGCGTCCTTCAGGAATTTGAGCACTTCATCCTTCAGTTCCTTTACCGGCTTGCTCAAATCCCGATAGTTGAAATCCGTCTGCGGTTTCCGTACCTGCCCGAATATGATTTTCGTTGTCAAGCTGTTCGTGGTATCGTTTACTGTGAGCCCCGCGATATCGGCCAGAATCTGTCTCGCCGTCCAGTCGCCGGACAGATGGTTGAATACCGCTTCCGTTGCAATCACGTCGTTATCGCAGTATTCAGCCACCTTTGACCACAGTTCTTCAGGAACGGGCTTGTCCCATGGCAGGCCAAGCTCCTGATGGTGAATCCCCAGCTCGATCTCGAATTTTTTCAGGCTCTTTTTGTTCGCGGCAGAGGCAAAGTCATACACATCGGTATAGCTCACATTGTAGGCTTCTCCGAAGAAACTGTCGTTTCGCTTCCCACCGTTGATGATCCGCTGGCTCAGGTCGTAAAGCTGCTTGTTGCTGTAGCCCATCAGCCTGGCATAAAGAATATGATTATCGTACCGTCGGCAGTTAAAGCCGATCAGCCGGTAGCGCATCAATTCCTCGATTTCAGCAGGCTTCGGATTGATCATCCGAACCACCGGCTTTCCCTCGCCAGCCGCTTTCCAGTTCACCAGAAAGAGATTGGGAAATACTTCCACGTCATAAAATACGATGGGCGCTTCGCTTTCTGTTTTTGCCTCTATTCTGTCCGCTGAGCAGAACTGCATCTTATTCACAAGCTTCAGGCAGTAGTCCGCCTGATGAGTGCTTCCGGCGGCGAAGGCAATCACGGCGTTCCGCATATCGCTCACGTCGTAGCTCAGCTTTTCGTCGTTGTAGGCGTCCTCCAGGATCTTGTATATGAAATCGATGCTGGGCTTTGTTCCCGCGTGAATCTCCTTATTCAGGTTTCGTTGAATCAAAGCTCGCAGGCCCTTTTCGCTTTGAACCGTATCGAAGTTGACTATTTTTTTCGCCTCCTTCAAGGGCAGTCCGTGCGTAATGGTATTCAGCGGCAAGTCGTTGCAGAGCGTCAGTTTTCGCCTCAAGCTGCTGTTGCCGTTATATACCTTTACCTCGATATGATTGGCGTACATTCGGCTCAACTGCGTCACGTCGCCATTGTAGATATAATGCAGATGAATGGCTTTCCCGCTTTTGCTCACTTCCGCGTAGGTGGGCGGCCATTTGCTTGCTTCCTCCAGATTCTTCGCGAAGTCCTTTTCCCCGTCCGGACCCGGAATATCAAAGTCGATCACGATCACGTTTTCGGGGATCTTCACGTAATGAGCTTTGGTTGTATCCAGATCGGCGAGCGTCGTCTTTACCCGATCCCACCGCATGGACGGCGTTCCCGTCTCATTGGCGTACTGGGCGGGGCATTCGGCGAATTGCTTATCGAACAGGGAAGGCTGCTCCATTAGCCGCAAAGCGGGCGGTGTTTTTGTCTCTACTTTTTCATTGTGCTTTTCCTCCTCGAACTTTTCTCTTCGGAATCCCTTGTAATAGCTGCGCACTCTGGTTCCGTCCGGCAGGATTTCCCGTTCGCTGTATTCCCGGAAGTAATTCTTCAATTCTTCCTTGAAAGCGCGCTGGGAATACGGAAAGTTCACCTTAGCGTCCTCGCAGTAGTTCTTGTACATCGTCCAGGCCGCTTTCAGCGTCGTGTCATCCTGCTTATGGAACACTGCCCAGCTATCCATCACGAAGTTGTAAAAGTCGTTGCTGGCCCCTAACATGTTCAGAGGAATATAATCGTCGTAGGCGTCCGGATGATCCAAATATTCCTCTAAACAATGATTGGCGATGGCGCCAAGTTCAAAGGTGATCTGCTTCATCAGCCGCCGGTATTCGCCCGGATGCAGCTTTTCCCCAGTGGGAGAAATATCGATCAGCCGCCTGATCAGGCCGCTTTTCGCGTCCGTGATCTTAACGGGCCGGTTTGTGCCCATAAACAGGAAGCATTTGAAGCTGTTAGAATATAATCCCTTGAACTTTTCGTTCACCGTCATCAGCTCGTGGCTTACCAGGCTGTTGAGCCTTGTGTTGTCCTCGATCCTGCTCAGATCGCCGTCGTGCTGGATCGCTACCAGCGGATTGCTTTTGAATGCTTCCAGGGCGAAGCTGTCGTTGGCCTGCCCCAGCGCTTTCGCGTCGAATGTGCTTGTGTAGCCCTCGAACAACTGCTGGATCACGTTCAGCACCGTGGATTTTCCCGTTCCCGCCGCGCCGTAAAACACCACGAACTTTTGCAGTTTCCGGCTTTCTCCCGATACGATGCTGCCAATGGCCCATTCGATTTTCCGGCGTTCTTCCTCGGAATATAACACTTCCATCATCCGGTCCCAGGCGCTCGTATCGCCTTTCTCCAAAGGATAGGACAGACGTTTGGAAGCGTAGTCCTTCCGGGTGGTCACCGTGTTGGCGAAAATCAGCTTCTCGTCCAGCATGTGGAAAGAATCCCGCATCTGCCGCTGGCAATACTTGTGCCATGCGTCGATCATGCCGCTTTCCGCGTCCCACAGATGCATCACCCGGTATCCGTTCTCAAATCGATGGGCGTTTTCCTTGGCGTACTTATCCAGCTCTCTGTCGATCAGATCCACGGCGTCCTGCTCGTTGGTGGACCACAAGCCTCTTTCTTCTACCCAGATCGCATAGAAATCACCGCCGCGTATCATTAAATGTTCGCTCGGATTCCGTATGATGAATTTAGGGTAGATTTCCGTTATCCCGCGTTTTCCCTGGCGGGTGGAAATCATCAGAAAGTCGATCATGCCTCATTCCGCCGTTTCCTTCTTGTTTTTCTTATCCAGCTTTTCGTTCAGTTCGTCGATCTGCTTCTGTAAACCGGCAGAGAGGATCAAGGTCCCCAGCGTCAGCATAATGATCGCCGTTCCAATATTTCTCCTGGTCGCCATCATCTTGCGGATGATTTTTCGTGTTTGCTTTGAGCTGATGATAACATAATACGTATCATCCATGGTTTATTCGCTCCCTTCATCGGTAAGTTCGATCAGATATCGCATCATTTGATACCAGATTTCCATACGCGGCATGTTGTACGGCGGGTTTCGTACAATGAACAGTCCACCATGGCCGTCGTCAGCATATCGTCTTTCCAAAAAACAGGAGACAGCCGCCTCAACGAAACTTTCGTTAAAACGACTGTCATCCATGTAATTGAGACAAAGACTTTCAACCATTTCAAAGAACCATTTCCCCGTCCGGTTTCCGCTGTCGGGATCGTCCATAATGGATTCCTCGCACCGATGCGCCAGGGCAACCATCATTTCCAGCACGCTGCACGGCCTTGTGTCGATGGTTTGCCTGATCTCCTCAGCAGAATATCCGTGCTCATAGGCAAATCGGTATCTTAAATCGGTTCCGTCGTCAGCGCGGCTTTTGTCCATCGGTAGAATATACGTAAATTCCGTTCGATGCAGCAGCCGCATCAGCTTGTTCCAGGTTCTTTCTCTGGTATATTGCGGATATGCTACCAAACGAACCATCCAGTCAAAATATTTTTGTCCTATATTCGCGGTCGCTCTCCTCGCATACACCTCTCTTTCAGCCATATATCATTTTCCTTAATTTGCCAAATAAGGCTTCTCTTTCAGAATGGCTGCGTAGGTTCGCGGATCGAGCAGGATTTCAAAATCGGTTTTCAGCCGATCATTCCGCACGTGTACGGAATCGTCCTCGTATTCCCCGAAATGGGTCAGGCTTTCCTTGCCCACATATTCCTCGATCAGGTCGTCGTCCATGGGTTTCTCATTGCTGTCCGTCAGCGTTCCGTCCGCGTAATAGGTCAGCGTTACGGAATCATAGCCTTCCTGATCCTCGAATTCATCCGGGGAAATCACGCGCGGCTTCAAAACGAGAGCAGGCGTTTCCTCCTGCGTATAGCCGTATTGCTTCGCGTAGTGGACGTACTTCCTTTTGACTTCTTCCGTCACCGGCGTTTCTTTTTCGGAGGGTTTTGGGGAGGCGGCGTCTTTTTTCTTATCCTCGTTCTGCTTCAGAAATACTTCTTTCACAGATTCGATTTCTTCTTGGGCCAGCTGGGCATACTGCTGCTCCAGCAGCTTTTTCCCGATCCAGATACCGACGCCGCCGCCGGCAATAAAGGAAAGAATGCCGATCGTTCCTTTGTTCATTCTTCGTCACCCCTTGTTTTTATCGTTACGACCGTCACAGCCAATCCGCAGAACATTGCGGAAGCACTGAATAAGATGCCGCCGACAATATGGCGCTTTCGTTCAGTATCCAGCATCCGGTCCAATCGAAAAATAATTACGTCCAAATAGTCCATGCCATCACCTCGAATTTAGTTCTGTTGTACGAATCGTGTTTGTTCTTTACCCTTCTTAAAGGGAGCTCCTGCGCTGTTCATCACGGCGTATCCGCCGATCAGGCATACGGTGCCCATAGCCGCAAACATAACGCAGGCAGCAGTTTTCAGGGCTTTCATAGCGGTTTCCACGTTCGACACCTCCCGTCCGCCGCGTATTTCCCATAAGAAATATGCTTATTCCGTGATAAGCCCCATATGGTAAGCGTGTTCTTCGATCACGCCGTCCACATTGGGGTCGATCATCAGCACATGTTCATAGTCTCCGGGCGCGTCGCTGCGTTTCCGATATACGTCCTGAATGCGAAGATCAATATAATTGTCCCCGCTCCCTTCATTGTGCTTATCGTAGACCCAGCCAACGCGCTGGCCGGCGATGGAACGCTTGATGCCCAGCATGTCGTAAATATCATTCAGGGTGAGCATTCCCTTGGCTTGAAGCATCTGATTCGCTACCCGTTCCTGCGCCTGGAGAAAGAACAGATTGTAGTCGTCGTTCTGTTCGGCGCCCTGGGCTTCTCCGTAACAGAAATATCTGGCGTAATCGCTGGGAACGGCCTTATCCGTTATATGCACCGTCTTTTCGACAGTTTGCTCCTTGCCGTCCTCGTCCCGAACCGTTTCCTGAATGGTTTCTTCGTGGGTACCGTTGCGAAGATCTCGATCCGCCTCCTCTCTGTAACGATCGACCACCCGGCCGCGGTATTCCTTAAAGCCCGCGTCAAGCACGGTATAGGCGGCTGCCAGCGCCATATTCCGCTTGTGCAGAATATGATGGCCCGCCAGAATGCTGGTGATGGACGCCGCTTCCACGGCGACGGAAGGCCCGTAAAGCGCAGCGATGCGGATTCCGGTCTTCAAGCGTGCTTTCCGTACTTCTTTTTTCGTATCCTCTGCTTGTTCGCTGAAGTTTTGGATGTTATTCACTTGCTCGCGATGGGCGTTCAGAATATCGCTCAGCTTCATTGTTGCGAAGCAGGCCATGACGCCGCCGGCAACCGCGCCGATGCATCCGCCTGCCACCATGATCTGCGGGCTGTGCTGTTTCAGACAAATCGCGGTCTGATTCCAAATCGAAAGAATCTTGTTATTCATGCGTTTCCTCCTGTGTTACATCGATATACGCTTGGATAAGATCAGCTGCTAAAGAACAGGCTTGAAAATCGTGGGCATCGACAATATTCTCAATCGCCATTCTCAGCATATCAGGAATCTTCTTATCCTCACAGTATTCCTGAACCGAAATTTCATAGGCCGTGCTGTTAAGATGAACTGTTCGTACCGAGCAAAACATTGGGGTCTGAACGGCTCGCCGTAAATACCACATAGCCTTTCTCAAATCTTCGATTTTCTTTCCGGGTTCTTTTTTTCCGGCTCTGGAAATATACTTGACAGCATTCCCAAGATGGAAGCCGAGCCCCCGGCTTTCAATGAAATCAATGACCTCGTATTTCCCATCCGTATAGTGGCTTGGATGTTCTACAGGGTCAAAACTCCCGTCCATAAATATGATACCTCCTTTTCTTTTCGGGGAGCCATACAGGATGTTTCATATGGTTCCAAATATATCTGGCGCGCCATTGAAAGCGGCTTCTTCTGCTCGTAAAACCGCAGTGAAGACAGCGAATAGAATATTCTTTTCGTTTTCCATCATCGAAGAGGACGTATACCCAGCCCGTCCATGCACAGAATGGGCATCTTTTTACTCTTGGCTGGATCATAAGCTACCACTCCCTCCAGGAATAGAAGACGCGGCTCAGCCCATTGCCCAGCATCGTGAACGGCAGCAATGCCAGGCAAAGGGGAAGCAGCACCAGATAACAGACCACGCGCTTGAAGAACTGTTCAAAAGCCCATCTTGTGTATGGCATAGGAGCTTCCTCCTACAGCCGTTCGGCACGGGGAAGATCGATTCGGTATCCGCCGCCGCGGGCCCGTTCCACAAAGCTGCCGTTCAGGTTTGTCCAGCCGTACTTCTGCGCGGTATAGTCCGCTTTCAGGCCGGCGAAATCGAACATATCGCCAACGCTAACCGATTGGCAGTCACGCAGCATCCGCTCCATCTGGTAAAGCACGTTCTCCGCGTCTCCCCGGGAATCAAATATCACGTCGTTGTAGCTGTAGTTCACGGTCGTCTTGGGCTGCGCGCTCGCAGTTTGCCGATTGTCCCGATCTTCATAATACTGCCGATAGCTTACGTGTTCCCCGGGCCGCCTGCGAATGGTTTCGCCGGTCATTTTCAGGTTGATCGCGTTGCACACGATGTCCGCGATCGTTCCGATGCCATTGCAGAACATATCAGAGATGGAGCGCATGAAGAAATTTTCCAGATTTTCCGCGTCGCTCTGCTTGAACATGCTCAGAACGAACTTTTCCAGTCCGCTCCGTTTCCGCTGTGTCACGCCGCCCGTAACTACTTTTTCAGTATGGCGTTCAGGGATCGGATCGTGCAGTTCCTCTTTCGAGCGATTGGAATTCGACTTGTATTCGCTCATAATATCCGCTCCTTATTCTCAGTGTTGATTGAAGGGGAATAAACCGTGCCGTCGATTGATTCTCCCCATTTGAGCCCGCCATCCATCAACTGCTAATTTGCCGAAAAGGACGCGGCGCCATAACGGAACCATTGGGCTTTGAACGAGCTTTTTTAATAGGCGTCGTCCGCTATGGCAGCGCTGACATTTCCTAAAAAAATTCCTGCTGAGTCCAGTTCCAAGCTGGCGGTTTACTTTAGATACGCCCATGGCCCTTAATCTGGCTTTGGCGATGTTTCTCAAATACTTTCGCATAATTCTCCTCCTCATTTTTGTAAGAAAATCCAAAAAGAAAGGCGCCTTGTTATCAGCGCCTTTGCCTTCGTCAGGATTCTTCTTCCTCGTCATCGATCTTGAGATCTTCTTCCAGGTTCACTTCCACGACCTGGGGCTCTGCCGGTTTGCCGGTTTTCGTTTTCTTGGCGGCCTTCCTGTCAGCGGCATGGGTTTTCATCTTGAGGATCAGCGGATCAATCGCATATTTGCAGAGTGCCATTCCGGTGTAGTACGCTCCGATAGCGATCAAACCACCGATCCCCATGGACTTAAGATCCAATTTCCACTCAGGCAGGTTGTCCTTGATTGTGTCAACCGTCTCCTGCGCAACAGCCTCGTTCATTTCGATGCTTTCCATTGTCTTTCTCTCCTTTCGTTTTCGAGGGTGTGTCCCTTCATAAAAACCTTTGTTTTTTTCGCGGAATATCACTTGTCGAAATCGTAGATCGGCGGAATCAAATGCGTTATTACCAGACAGGGTTCTTTCTCGTTGACCAGTTGGCTTGAATAACGCAGTTCGATCATGCCTTTGTCCACGTTCCAGCCAAGTTCGCTGCCAACATCCACCGGCGGCAATCCGATTTCCATATAGAATTCATTCAAGGAAATATACGGTTCCGTCATGGTTGTCATTTGACGGTTCAGTTTGTTCACAGCGCGTTTGATCGTGTCGATGTCCGAATAGAAATATCTTCCAAACAGACTGTCGTAACACAGCGTCCGTTTGGTGTCACCTTCCACGATCGGCGCCTCGGTTTCATTCGGCCTTGGCGGGTTTTGGGCCACTCGATCCCGGTCGATAGCGTCCCTGATCGCCGATTCTTTTTTTTCGCCGACGGTTTCAACCACCTTGTTCCTGTATTCCCGCAGGCTCGTTTCCGCCAGGCTATAGGCCGTCGCCAAAGCCGCGTTTCTGCGGTCTTTCATCGTGCTTGCTCCGATCAGGCAGGCCGTCGATACCAGGCCGGTAGCCGTAGCCGGAATATAACATTTCCAGGCGGCTTCCACCGTTTGCTTCGCGGTCAGCTTTTTGTGGTGTTCATCCTGTTTCTTTTTTTCGATGCGCCGAAGCGCTTCCGGCGTCGCTTTCACTGCCAGAATGGTTGTCAGGATCATTCCGCTGATGCCGAGGCCCATCAGAATATCGGGGCTGTTCTGCCTCAGCACTCTTCCGCCATTTTCAATCATTTGTCTAAAGTTAAATTTCTTCATCATCGTATTCTCCTTTGCCTCCGATCCCGAGATATCTTGCCACCAAATTTTCTCCTAAGAAGCAGTGTTTTTGCTTCTCGTCCTCGTATCGCAGATCAACCAGGATATCGCCAAGGCATTCCGTAACGATTTTCAGGAATTTATGCGTATAAACGTTATCGCTTTCCATCATGAACATGTCCGAATTCCAATACGCTTTGTGGACGACGGCGATTGGATTCTCGTTGGAATTTCGGATTTTTTCGATCAGCAAGCCGATCACATATTGCATATACGTATACTTCTGAATCACGTAGTCGTTTTTTCGCCAAGGAATATAGAACGGACTGATCCGCACGTCTCTCCGATACCGTCTCAGAAACGATACCGCTTCAGACTTCGTCACCCCCAATCCACCTCCAAAAAGAAAAGAGCCCTTGTGATTGGGCTCTCGTCTTTATTCGTCCTTGTTCATGTTGGTCAAAGCTTCCTGAACTTTTTCTTCGATTTTCTGGTTCAGCTTGACTTCACTGACAATACTGCTCAATGCGCTTACAATAATGCCGGTGACACCAAGAATCTTCCCCAAAACGTTAATCCATTTATTCATGCTTTCACCTCCTTTTCCGTAACAGGCTTTGTTTTTTTCGCGGAATCTGAGATTGTCCCGGCAAAGATATATTCCGCTATAGAGCCATCGTCAAATGCGATCCGGCATGCTCTCGGATAGCCTCCCAGAATATGTGATCTAAGCTCAACGCCGGGATAATCAACATCAATGAGACTTATTGCTCTTTTGTGCTGATCGAAGCATTCTTCTGCTTCCTGTGCCGTATTGAATACCATGCCGCATCCCGCGCACTTGTAACGAGTAACGATCTCTACTTTCGGCATCATTTCCATTGCTCATTCCTCCGCGTTCTCATCCAGCGAATGAGGGCCGAAAGGCATGTCGATTGAGCATACGATCAGCCCATCATCCGTTGCGTAATGCCTGTGGTCAAAGTCGATCCATCGATAACCATAGTCCGTTTCCCCGATGTACTCGTCCCAACCTACAAGATCGCCCTCCGGGACGTGCTCCAGGCCGAATATATCCAAGACTTCGTTCAGCGTGATGTCGCCGTTCAGCTTGAAATATCGGTTGATTTCGTATTCAGCCCGAAGCACTTCTTCCATGGTGCGTTCAAAGAATTTCGGTGTTCCGCAGTATTCAAAGTAAAAGGTCTGCTTTTCGTTCCAGGGTGGATCATCCCGCTTCTGTTCTTCTTCCTCTTGAAGAATCGCGCGGCTGATCGTTCTATTCGTGCCCTCTCCGCAGATCGTGTCCGTCTTTTTCCGATAGTTTTGGAATAGCTGTTCCAAGGCGGCGTAGGCTCCGGCAAGCTCGGCCTGTTTCCGTTTGTTCAGCACATTCGCGCCAAATATACAGGACAGCGAGGCAGCCCCCATCATAACAGTCGGAATATAATCGACCCAGCAGGCTTTGACGGTTTCCAGCATGGTCAGCTTTGGTAAACCGATTTCTTTTGGATTACCTGCTTTATTGACTCGCGCTTTGTCGATCTTGACAAGCGCCTTGGGCGTCGCTTTCACTGCCAGCGCCACCGTTGTGACCATACTGCCAGCGCCTAAGAAGGTCAAGGCAGTCGCTCCGTTTTCTTTCATCCATTTTTGAATATCAAAGTTCGTCATTTTCTCCCATCCTTTCCAAAGAAGAAGAGCCCTTGCTAAAGCTCTTCCACTTTCTGGTCGATCAGCCGCATCAGTTCTTTTTCAGTCATTGTCACAGTCACATTAAGTTGTAAAGTCACATTTCCGTTGTTCAGTGCCGTATCTATTTCGTTAAAACGGATTGCTGCACTATCGCAGTCTAACCGTTTCCGAATCAGCCCGGTCACAATCTTAGAAACCATTTTCTTTACGAATCCCGTATTGATAATTGACATAAATCATTCCTCCTTTTTCGGCTGTCTTCCATAATATGGAATGCAGTTTTCGCGGAAAGAAAAAGAAGACGGCTTGCTGTTGCCGTCCCCTTCGTTCGTTACCGATATTCCACCACGGTTGCCTGTCCGCTCATGATCGTTTTCGTCCGCATGAAGGATAGGAAAGAGCCTTCCAGCATATAAACATACAATGGTTCTCCCTCGTCGCCGTAGCCCTGATCCAACCCGACCAGTGTGCCGCCGCCCTCAAAGGGTTCTCCCTTGTGCTGTTCATAGTAGTCCCGCATTTCCTTCGTTCCTTCCACACATACTCCAAATACCATTTGTCTCGCCTCCATTTCAAATTCGGTTTTCCATAACAGAATCTGAAAATTTCGCGCTAAATATCTCTCCGGTCGAACACGGTCTCCCAGCGTTCCTTGGGAAGCGGTTTCATTTTCAGCGCCCACATGATCTGCCTTACCGTTACCGTAGGATATAATCCATCCTTACCCGGCCCGGCCCGCTCCTCGAAGAATGCCCGAAAGCCTGCGTTCAGATAAACGGCGTCCGTCACCCATGGATCGATCTCGCTCCACCACGTCTTTTTCGTCTCCGGATCGAATCGCTGTTGGATCACAGCAAGTCCTTTTCCCCCGATTTCGTACAGTGTGCAGCGTGTATAAACGGGATGCTCGCAAATGTAAATCCGGCCGTACATACTCGTATGAAAAGCCGGCTTCTCGAAATGGTACCGCATATCGCCTCCGAGCAAAAAGAAGAGCCCTTGTAAGGCCCTCCTTTTGTGAAACGTCATACTTTGATCAGAATCCCTTCCCGTGCCACCATATCCGCGAACGCAACATGCTTGGTGAAGTCAGCGGTTTTCACAGCTTCCTTGTAGTCCTTGTACAGTCCCGGCCGGTCGTCTACGGCATAAATAACGACGGATTCAGGATTTGTGTTTATCATCCATCGCGCTAACCGCAGCATATTCCGAATCGAGATTTCTTCCCCTGTCAGAAACTTGTAGTCCACCACTTTCAGCACCTTGTTGAATGCGTACAAATATACCTTCCTGTCCATGTTCTTTCTCCTTTCATTTGTGAGTTTCCATAACAGCGTTCGTAAATATCGCGGACAAAAAGAGAAAGCGCCTTGTAATCGGCGCTTCCGTCTTTACCAACCTTTCAAAACCGAGCAAGCATGATGAATGCATTCAAGATGAATTTTGTGCCAGAGATACGACCAAAGCGGTCCAGTACACAGAAAAGCAATTCCGGCATTCTTTTTTTCTTCAAACGGTGTTATAAGATCGACTATCGAATAGCCTCTCAAATTCGCACCGTTGCCATAGCGTTTTCCAGAATGTTCTTCCGCGTAACGGATCACCTCAGGAGTATTTTTCATCATCACCACGAATTTCATGCATCTTTCCTCCTTCGTTTTTGTTTATGTTTCCATAACAGCATTCGTAAATATCGCGGACAAAAAGAAAGAGGCCGTGAATTTCTCACGACCCCGTTCTTTGAGTCATCCGTCATCACTTCTTGAATTGGAACAGTCGCAGATGGCTCGACACCCATTGTTCTGTTTTCTTGGTAAACGAACCGGTCTTCTCAAACTGTATTCCTTCCATCATCCAGAAACAGGAAACCACCGTAGGGATCAGCAGTGAAGCCCCGTCCAATACGCATTTGACGATCCTGTCCTTCTTGCCCTGCTCCTCCTTTTGCTTCAGTTCTTTCGACTTCCAAGTCATGTCGTCGAACCTCGCGCCGGATTCGTTGTCAGCATGCTTCCGATCCATCAGCTGCTTATGTAAAGCCGTCAACTTCTGCAATTCCCATGATGCCTCTTCTGAATCTTTTTTGGCGTCGGATACCGCTTGGAGTGAAATCCGGTACGCTTCCTCCAGCATCACTTCAATGTCGTCCATAGTCTTTCCTCCTTATTTGTAATCAGGATTTCTCCATCAAAGCGGGTGTTATTCTCGCGGAATATAATTTTCCCGAAGCACTTGGAACGTGACGTATTCCTGCGTCTGAAGTTTGGCATACCCTTCGTTCATCAGTTCCAGAAATAAATAAGGCGGCTCGTCCGGATCGGACCGATCAACTCGGAGCGTCCCGATAACACGTCCTTTATGATCTCGAACGATAATGCACGCCCCAGTAATAATGCCAAATATAAAGCACCCAACCAAAGCGATAATGATAATCACCGTATTCATTTTGCACCTCCATAGATTGTATCACACAGATTCGTCACCTGCGTACTGTTTTTGAGAAAAGAAAGAGGCCATGCGTGTTTGCATGACCCCTGTTCCGTCAACCTTGCGTACCAGCGTCAAAGATGTCCAGAACCACAGCGATCGGTGTTTCCATGGTGATGGTTTCCACGCCGCAGTCTTTCACGATCGATTCGCCCAGTTTTCCGATGTCCGCCATGGTCAGCTTGTTTACGATCATGTTCTTGAAGTTGGGGCACTCCTGCCAGAAATCCAGCATTTCTCCCACAGCCAGCTTGTTCGCCGGTGTAATATCATTCACCTTGAAATTACTGCCGGGAGGAACGTCGCATCCAACAGCCTTTGTCATTCCCCGCGTCATGAGCATGAGCCCGGCAATGCCGGCCACCGCGCTTCCGATACCTGCGATAGCGTCCTTGTGCTGCCCGATGAATTCCTTCACCTTTTCACCTTTAGTCATTGTTCTTTCCTCCTTAAATATGATACCTTTCGGTTCATAAAACGCCATGTATTTTTCGCGGAATGCTATTTTCGCGCTTTGTCCAGCAGCCAGAAAAACCGCCTATACATGGTATACCAGACTTCTTTGCAGCATGGCGGCATCAGTTTGCTGTAGGAATATCCCTGTGTTACCGCTAAAATCATGTAATTGCTTAAATCGCCGGCAGCCTCCTCCGCAGTATGAGTCACCATGTCAAGCCTTTCGCGAAAATATAGCTTTGCTTCCGCATATTTTGCGGTAGGATCTGCCATATCGCTATCCTTGCGCTTCTCAACGATGCTTCTTGACACAATGGACGCCCCGTCAAGCGAAGCATAACATCTGATCCACTCGTTATACTGCATACAGAAGTGGCTCAATTCGTAATACCGATGCTTTGAAATCCAATACGTATTCTTTTCCGACAGTTCCGGACGAATATCCGTACTCATATCAAACCCTCCATTTTCAATTTAGAATAGATATAGCTTGCTAATCTTTCGGCGGTCCTCGCGGCCAAAAAACACAAAAATCCATCTCATTTCTAATCTAAGTTAAAAATTCTATCTTAGAATAGAATATCAGATGGCAAAAAGAAAGAGCCCTTGTTATTGGGCTCTGTCCTCACAGCAGTGATTCCTAATATAATTGTTCATTTTAGTACAATGGCTTTTCGCCCAGCGTGGGAGCACATAGGGCCACATCAGCGCCATCCTGCCTATCTGCTTGAGCGTAACTTCCTCTTCGGTTCCGTAAAGTTCGTCCAACGCGTTTTTCGTTACCACGATTCCGTATTTCACGCAGAAGTACAGGTCTAAAGCCAGCAATGTTCCCGTAGTAGCTAACAAGCCGATTCCTTCGTACCACCATACCAACAGTATCAGATTCGTCATAGCGAATCACCTCCTCATAGGAGGCTGTGTATATATCGCGGAAAAATAAAAGAGAAAGTAAACCATATCATCAAGAAAATTCCGTTCTGCCGGAACTTTATTCATGATACGTCCTGAATCGAGCAGCATACCGGCCAAGTGACATCCAGTTTTTGGTAAGGATGAGGTCCCCAGTTCGAATCTGGGTATCAGCTCCAGTAAACCAGTCAGAAATGGCTGGTTTTTTTCTATATTTGTACATTTTCAAGCGTTTTGATGTGGTTTTTGGCTCAGAACCATACATCTCATCTTTTCGCTCGGCCCATTTTCGTCAGTAAATTCGTCAATTGCCCTTCCCGGAAACCCTTATGACATAAGGCTTTGGAGGCATTTTCTTCGTCAATTTTTCGTCAGTTAGCCGCCAATCCGTAACAGGATGCGATGGCCTGGCTGGCGTCCGCGGCTCTGCTCCGGCCCTTGTCGTAGTGTTTCAGGGTGATCTGCGGCGTAGAGTGACCCAAAGATTTCTGCACCAGTTTCAGATCGTGGGTCATGGCAGAAATATCCGTCGCAACCGTCGTCCTGAACCGCCTTGGAGTGATGGTCTCCCCAAACTTGGTTTGGTAGTTGATGCGTTTGCGTAAGCCACGAAGCTGCATGTAGCTCAAGGGCTTTTCTCCGCCGATCACGAACTCGTCCGGCTGTCCGCGTTCGGGTAAGTACGCCAGAATCTCCTGCGGGAAAACCAGATGGCGCACGCTGGACGCTGTTTTTGTATAAGACTTGAAGTGGGGTTCGTTGCGGGTCGGATGAGTGACAGTGTTCTGAACATGAATCATGCAGGATTCTTCGTCCACGTCCTCCCACTTCAATCCAAGCACTTCCTCTGGACGAAGCGGCAGGGACAGAGACAACGCGAGCCAGGCGCGATCTGTCGGCTTTACCACGTCGTTCAGATGGCTCGCCAAATATCGCATCTGCTCAATGGTGTAAGGCTCCGTTTCCTCGGCGGCAAGCCCTTTGATACGGATGGATGACGCCTTCAGCGGGTTTTTCATGATGAATCCGTCGTCAATCGCTTTGTTGAAGATCTGGTTCAACACGTTTTTGACCTTGTCTTTTGACCCCTGCTTCATATCGTCGCCCATAGCGTTGAATACGCGCTGCACGTCCTCCGCCGTAATATCTTCTACGTTCAAACCGTTGAGAATCGGGTAAATATAATTCCTTAACTGCCGTTCATAGGTTACGGCGGTCACGCGATCGATGTTTGGCTTGGAAAACACTTCAAACCAATTGTCTGCGTAAGCTTTGAACGGATGCTTTTCTTGTGGCCGTGTATCCTCCTGCGGCCCCATCGCCAGCCTCAGCAATTTGTTTGCGTATTCCTGTTCCGAATTGGCTGTAAGCCAGACCTTGGTTCCGTTTACCGTAACCTGACGGCGGATTTTGCTTGTGTTCAGTGGCATTTCTTCCTCGCTTTCCTCACGAGGCAAATATGCTGCTCGATTGTCAAGATCCTCGGATGAACAGAGCTTCTGTCCGATCCGATTCAAAGTATACCGAATCAACTTATTCATTGTCAACCTCCGAAATATAATAGTGAAGAAAATCCAAAAGAGAAAGCGCCCGCCGCGTGGACGAGCGCCTTCCCCTCATTGATTATTCTTCGTCCAGTTCCTGAACCGCAGCGGCCACTTTGTCATACTGCGCCTTGCTGATGCCCAGGATGACGCCGAGGAACGTGTCTACGGCGGTGATCGTACCAACCACCTGCTCCCCGTAAGGAAAGCCCCAAATGCCTGCCAGGGCGAAATAGAGCGTTCCAACAGCGGGAAGCAGGTACTGGGCGACCCATTTGAGCTGGTCATACGTCTTGTTGCTGAAGACAAGCATATCCAATCCCTCCTATCCTTTGATCGGCAGTCGATTAACTTCCTGCATGATCCGTTTGGCGGACCCGTTGCCGCCCATTTCCTCATAGGGTTTGTACAGGTACTCATACAGATTTTCGTATTCGTCGTGGGTGATATAGCCACGTTCGATATACTTCATAGAAAGGTACATGATGCGGTCGTGCCCCAGCCCGATCAGCATCCGGGTGCGCACGTCCTTTTTATCCGTCCGTTTCTGAAGCCAGGCCCAAAATCCGGATGACGCAAGGACCGCGCCGATAATGGTCAACACAGTTTTCAGCCATTCGGGCATAGCGATCAACCCTCCTGCCTGCGTGTTACGGTTACTTTGGAATACTTGGGCGACACCCAGCAGATACGTTTTTCCATACGGATCGCGTGCCAGCCGGTGACCGGGGACGTAGCTACCCAGTCATAGGTTTCACCCTTGTGAACATGGCCGATGCTGTCGTATTTCTGATGGTCGCCGATCCGGGCGTTCACCTTATCGCTGGTAATGGTCACAACGGTTACAGGTTTGCCTGTTTCTTCCTTGGTTTCGGTTTCGACGGGCTTCACTTCCGGCATGCCCCAATCGGGTCTGCCGAAGCCAGCCAGGCGGTTATAGGTCAGCTTATACTTCTTCTGGCACACGCCGCCGCCATTGGAAATGACGCCGTTCGCGCCGCTGGTATTGCCTTCTACCGTGTAAACGTTTTCGTCATCCACGGCGTACACCAAACCGGTATGTTGGATGGACGAGCCGCCAATGCCGTCCTTCGGGTAGAAGAATATCTGGTCGCCGGGCTCGGGTTTGTCAAACAGCCGGCCGTTCTTCTTGTAGTAGTCCCGGCTGTACCGGCACCCAGCACCGCAGTTTGCTTTGCCGGGCGTCTGATAGGTCAGCTTGGCGGCAGCTTCCAGGCCATACGCCTGCACAAAGCACCAGTCCACGAAAATATCGCACCAGGCGACGCTTTGCTTTTTGCCGTTGTAGAAGCCAAGCTCGTCCAGGTCGCGGGCATACTTGGTGTAGTTCTTATCCCCGGCGTTGGCGGTCTTGTCGTCCAGACCATTCTTATCTTTCTTTTCCAGATAGCCGATTTCGTTCAAGGCTACCTGAACGACCTTATTCGGGTCATAGAACATGGGAATCTCCTCCTCCTTTTCGACAGTCACCACTTTGCCTGGCACGTTGGCAAACATGTCGAAATACTTTTGACCGTATGCGGCCCGTTTCTTCTTGACGGAATCGCTTTGATTCGCAGGCATCTCGTACTTTGTCAGAATCAAATCGGATGCCTCTTGAACGGACGTTGCGGCAAGCAGGCTGCGCATTACGGATTTATAGCTGGACAGCTCCTTCCAAAGGAATTCCAGCTGCATTTCCAGATCGCCAATGGAACGCTGCCGCTCCCTGGCATAATTCAGCAGGTTTTGCTTTCGGGTCTTGTACGTCCACTGAGCAAGTCCATATCCGGCGGAATCACTGGCAAACTCGTCATAGACGCCGCTGTCAACAGCCTGGGTATAACCATTGTCGGTCATGCCCAGCTTAACTTCGCACTTGTTTTCCAGATTTCTTGGGTTCAGGCCCGATTCCGCGTACAAGTTCCCCATCAGTCCGGCTGCGGAAAATACATTTCCGGTTCGTTCCCACAGGAACCTCCAAATATAATTCTCGTTCATACTGCTCCTTTACGGGGGAAGAAGATCCACTTCCGTCCCGGCATACACGATTCCTTGACCGGGAACCAATGCGCACGGGCTGTCCACAATATCGACTGCGGCATAGACGCAATCGCAGGCGATATCCAATTGAAACAATCCTTCCCGGCTGATTGGAGCGATCACAACAAAACCGCCGCCGCATCGCAAAACGAAGGATACTCTGGCGAAGAAGACATCGTCGACCAAATCAGCCCGTCCTTCCAGAGAAAAGCCGTCGTAAACGACGTATTGGATGTATACGGATGGCTCCTCGCTTTCTGTTAAACAAAGATTGCAGGCGGAGCCGACAAGCAAATATAGCGCTAAAAACAGCGCGCAAAGCTTCTTCATCTCCGGATTCTCCTTTTCGGCAAGGGTTTTCATTTATACTTGTGCGTCCACCAAATGCTGATGAGAAGCAAGATCGTCAGAATGACGAAAGCTGATCCGAAAACCAGAATGATGGACATTTCCTCACTCATAATGGGTCCTTTCACGAATGCCGTCTCCCTTCATTCCAGTTTGCCGAAGCGCTCCTTATCCCGTTTCAACGCGCCTTTTACCAGCTTCCGTTCCTTTTCCACCAGTCCCATCCAGAAAGTCATACAGTCGCTTTTCAACCCGAAAAGCTCATTGGCTACTTCTATCTGGGAAACGATGTTGTGCAGATCGGCGTAGGCTTTCAGCATGTATTCTCTGCGCAGCCAGTAATCGGTTCTGGACGCAGGATAAATGCTGTTGGCGCATTTCACGTTTTCATGAATTCTTGTCGCGCATTCAACAATTGGATGTCCGCAGTAAAACGTGTACCGTTTGGGAAAGCCCACACACTTCCGTACTGTATAGATGTGCAGTTCCCGCGCCGTATGCACATATTCCATATCGGATATTTCACGGTCTGTTTTCTTAACGGACACTTATACGCACCCGCTTTTCCATCATTCAGTGATCAATTCTTCCATGCCGGAATCGATCAGGATTTCCCGAACCTGCTCCTTGAGCAGCCGGGGAACCTGCGCGAAGGTCTTCTTGCCGAGCATAATGCTCTGCGCCCACAGCATAGCCATCATGGTTTCACACTCCTTTCCAAATATGATTCGGAATATCCATTGCGCCAGCTTATCCATAGACGATCTCGCTTATCTCCAGAAGGCATTCCACCAGCATAGTGTTCTGCTCTTCCAGGTCATGCACCCGGGCGGTGAGTTCGGCGCGGGTCAGCGGCGTTTCTTCCTGTTCCGGCGTTTCCGGGGTTTCATCCTCGGGATCTGGAACGGAAGCGACGATGCCGTTGTATTCCGCTTCGGTGATGATCTCCGCCCACGGCGCTTTTTCTCCTTGGGGCATTTGGCCGCCGAGAAGATAGATGGTTTCCCCGTCGCTGGAAAGAATCGCCTGGGCCGCTTCAGGTTCGCACCGAACCAGCATCCCATTGCTGACCTGCCAGCGGACATATACGGGGTCGTCGATTCGTTCCGCGCCGGTCACCCGATCTTCGGCGTCGAATGTTTTGATGTACACGTCACCACTCCCCAAATATAAATAATTGGTTGTAGAGTTTCCCAAGGTTCTGAATCGTGTGCCAGGCGTTGAATTTCCGGGCGTAGCCGCTCCAGCTCTGCCAGGAGTTCCAAATATCCCGGAAAACGATCTCGCCCCGGTCCAGCCGTTTTTTCATGGTCTTAAACCTTCGCCTTGCCCGGCAGATGCTTTTCTTGCAGATCTTCCTTACCACTTTTCCTGTCGGCGTCAGAAATATCCGGGATTGCAGCCAGGTAAAGCCGTGGCTCAGCTTGACGAGCTGGGTCTTCTTTCGGTTCAGGGTAATATGAAGCTGATCGCAGACAGCGAAGATACTTTCCAGGCATTTTTGAAGATAAGCCTTGGAAGGGTGGATCAAATATCCGTCGTCCATATACCGCCCGTATGCACGAATGCGAAGAACTTCCTTGATGAAATGATCCAGCCGGTTCGCGCTGGCCAAAGCAAGCACCTGGCTGATCTGGCTGCCCAGCCCCAGACCCACGGGCCCGAAAGCGTCGATGAAATGGCCGGTGAGCTGTTTTACTCGTTCATCGGTAAAGGTCTTTTCCAGGATGCCTTTTACCACGGCATGAGACACTCGGTCGAAAAACTTGGAAAAGTCGTATAGCAGAATATAACCTTCCTGCCCGTATTTCCGATAGTGCGCCTGCAAATGCCGGGTGATGCGCCGCATACAGAAATCGTACCCCTTGTATTTCATGGACGCGCCGTTATCGTAGATCATGGTGGGCATCAGTGCCGGAACCAGCGCGTTATCGCACAGGCACCTTTGCACCACCCTTTCGCCGATCACGGTAGATCGGATATGCCGCCGTTTCCCGCGCTCAAAGAGATCGAACTCGAAAAAGCCGGGGCTGCGGTATTTACCGGACATCAGCCGCTGCCAGGTTTGGTACAGGTAAAGGGGCGCGTTGGAAATATACCGCTGCACGCTCGCTTTCCAGCTTACTCCGCGTCGGCAGCATTTATAGGCTTTATAGAGGTTTTCGTAGGAAAACACGGTATGGAAATCGTCATGGCCTTCCAATCGCCGCCTTTTCTGTTCGTCCCGGTGCTGCCGCCGTCTTTTGTATCGGTTCTCTTTTCTTTCTTCGCTCGTCATATTGGTTCTTCCGTCTGTCCCTCCCCACCCCTGCCGGATGGTTGCGTATAGGGGCATAATGTCACCGGGCATGAAACGGCGCATCACCATCAAGCTCCGCCATGCAAGCAGCGTCCGCCCGGACATGTGGGAGGGAATATTTACCCGAAAACACCAGGAGCAAACCCCTTGCGGGTTTGTGACGCGGAACCAGCCAAGAAACATGGCTTGGTAGAGCGCGCGCAAGCGAAGCGCAGGGCGTGCGTGGTGTTTGGGAGGGTCACGCGCTCCTTCTCTCCAGTCTGGACGGATTTCACCCTTCTGGGTTACTCTGTCTGCCATGAGAGGAGCCGAAACTGATGCCATATGAATTGTTCGCGTTGTTGTTGTTGCTCCCGTTGCTGTTCGTATTCCAGAAGTTGTTGGTGTTGCCGGTATTCGGCGAACGCAACCACCAGTTGTTCGCGGCACCGAAAACATGTTTACAGCGCGTAACCCATATCTTTGTTGCAATGGAAAAGCCGCCGGGAAACCGCCTCCAAGTGCGGAAGCGGCCCCGACGGCAGGCTCATCCGGGAACAGCCCCCACAAGGGGGCAGATTTCCACGGATCACAGGTCAAATACAGAAGCCGAAACTGATGCCATATGAATAGCCCGCGCCGGCGTAGTAGTAGGCGCTCCCGTCGCTGTACGTACTCCAGAAGCCGTTGGCGTAGCCGGCATACGGCGAACGCAACCACCAGCCGTCCGCGGCACCGGCGCCGAAATTCAGCCTTTTGATACGACTGTTGTTATCGGTGAACACCGTGAACGGTGCATCAGATTCCTGAGCGTAAGGCGTGGTGTTGACTTCCCAGCCCATTTCTTTCGTACTGGGAATCCAGATTTTGTCTTCGGCAGGCGGGTCTACAAGGCTGGTAGATTTATTACCCGCGCTGGAATGAACGTAAACCGTCAGCAGCATCTGCCGCCACTTACAGGGCAGAGCTTTGAGCAGGCGGGTATTCAGCCACGTCCTGATCGGCGCGTCCTTCCAGCCGCCTACATTCGTATTCGTCGGGTTCATCTGGTGCGTTTCTTCCAGTAGTTCCTTGAGCAGGAAGGCGCAGTTCACATAACGCTGGTTATCCACTCGCGTGAAATTGCGGAAAGCCCTTTCGCTGCTGCCGACCGCCTGCATTTTGAAGGTTTGCCTCGGCCACGCGGCGATGTCCCGGCAGATGGTGTCACCCAAATCGCCATCCCACAGCTTTGCCCAGTAAACGGTGCCTTTGCCGTAGTTTTCCACGTAGGAATCCTCCGCCATCTGCGCGCCGAATACCAGGGGTGCGTTATGGCTGGGAGCGCTGGCCTGTTCCAGGGCCGCGTATACGATGGCATTGGCGTTCTTATTCGATCCGTACACGTGCAGCTTGTTTTCGCCTGCTTTCTTGCGAAGGACCACCATCTGCCTTACACCGTTGCTGGATACTGCCTGAGTGGCGGAAATGCCGTAGCGAACGGAACCGCCGGAAGCGTAGCGAAGCAGGAAGCCATTGCCATGATAGCAGGCTGCCAGGCAGCCGCCCGCGTCACTGGTGGTGTCGTAAGCAAAGTCGATCGCCAGGGTAAAGGATTTGTCCGTATCGAACAGCAAAATATCATTGCCGTCGATCTGCGGTTTCAGATAGTTCGTCCCGTCAAAGGTCTGCGGACTGGCGAGGGAAATCAGCTCATGGCTGTCCACATTGCTGAAGGTGTAGTCGTTACCAGCCACAATGTCGATTGTATCGCCGGACGCTACCAGGGTATTGTTCGCGCCGGTTGGCGAAAGCACTTCCGTCTCTACCAGAGCATGAAGCTGCTCTGGCGTAAAACCGGAAAGTATACCGCTGCTGGGCGCTACGGCCCCATCGTACTGTGCATATACATCCAGGTCCTCCGCTACAAAGCCGGTGCTCTTGTCCCAGCCCTTGAACAGGTAATACATGGCGTAATCGCCTTCGGCCTCGCTCACAGGATCATTCCCGGAGTAAACAGCGTCCGCGCCATAATTCACGGTCTGGGTTTCCAGCAGCGTGCTTCCGTTATACCAACGGACGCGGTAGGTACGGACGCTTTCAGTATAATGGGCATACAGATCGGAATCCTGGGTAATCACGACTTCGCTCAGATCGTCGATCACCGTTCCGCCATTCGTCCAGCTCCATCCGTCGAAGGTGTAGGAGGTGGAAACGCTGCTGGCCCGTGTGGGTGTAATGCCGGGATTGCTGGGAGCGGAGCCTTGCTCAATAGACTGAGCTGCGGTCAGTACGGTTCCGTCATAGTTCAGGAACCGAACGGTGTAATTCGGCACTTCCCCGGAGGGATTGGCGGTGATCGTCAGATCAGGGAAAGCCGCTTGAACAGCGGTCAGCTTGCTCTGGGACCATCTTTGAACCGTGACTGCGCCCGTAAGAACGGGGGCGTTCTGTTCCTCGCCCAGAGCGTTGTAGCCCTTCCATTTGGTCGCCAGGGAATACAATGTTGAAATATCCTGAATAGCCCAGTTCACGCCGATCATACGGATTCTTCGGGTCGCGTTTCCACCGGCTGCCGTTGCCTGATTCAGGTAAGCCAGCATGGCTTCGTTGATGAGGCTATTGCAGTCCTCGATCAGTACGGAAGTGAGGTTGCCGCCGCTTTCCAGACTGAAATCCTCCACCGCGTTCAGATGGCGCGCAGTAATGCCCGTGCAGGCATTCAGCTTCACAGAGGTCAGCGGAGCATAGGAGGGAAGCGTGATTTGGCCCGCGTTCGTACCCCGCGTATCCAGCGTTTCCAATTCCACATTGGCGGACAGGTTTAACGCGCCGGAGAAGTTCACCATATTGCGGATGGACAAGTCTTTCAGGATCACGGAAGGGATATTCAAGCCCGTGCCGGAAAGCCAGGCAGTGTTCTCTGTTTCGCCTCCCAGCAGCGCTTCCATCAGCTTAGCAGCGCCGGAAGCCGAGAAGGTACTATTCTGCGTTTCGTTCAAAGGACGCACACGCTGGATCAGCCTGTCCGGGGTGATATAGATTGTGGTGTTGGAACCTACGGACACATTGGCAAACACTGCTTCGCCACCGGCCTCCACCTTCCGTGACGCCACCTTGCTGTCATCCGCCAATACGGTAATGTACGTTTTGGCGTAGGCTTTTACGGTGAAATCCTTCCGGCTGCTGTCGCCGTTGGTTCGGAACTGGGTAGAATTCGTTTTGGAATAGTACCCGTATTTGCCGTCCATGTACGCGGTCTGGTAGGTAAAGAACTGCTTCCGCTGGTATGTTTTGCTTCCAGCCAGTCGGCTCAGGTAGTTGTCGTCATAGCCCAGGGTGGTGCCGTCGATGACGACGCCGATGGTTTTGTAGGGATAAATATACTTGACATAGGCGTCATGCACCATGGCGGCGTGGGGCCTGCGATTTTGGTAATTATCCCATTTGGCGATCATATCCTCCGCGTTCCACGCACCCTGGCTCCGCAGGGAAATATACATGGCGGAAAGCTCGGGCTGGAATGCTTCTTTGATGTTCGCCCAGATGGGGTTGTCCACCGCGTTGAAGTAGCTTCTGCCGTTGACCGTGCCGTCAATGGTGTCGCCATAGTCCAGCCCATAGTCACCCAGAGGTTTGCCGTCGTTGTCGTAAGCCAGAATGGTGTCCCAGTCGTAGGCTTTTACGATATTCCACAAATACCGCTGCTCCGTCTTGTCCCAGTCGTAGGAGTAGAAGGTGTTCTTGGATACGTCATCGTAAGCGTTCAGGAACTCGATGGCGAGGAAATGGTAGAGCAGCGAATTGATGGCGAAGTAATTGCCTACTTCCCGCTTGAACTTGGCGCTGTCTCCAACCGTGGAAGCCGCCCAGGCTACGGCAGCGTCCCAGGCCGCCACGACATCGTCCAGGTCTTCAGCCTCTGGCTCCATGCGCCATTCAAATTCCTTGGTGACGACGGTTTGTCCGTTCTCGATCCGTGTCGTCTGCCATTCGCCGTCTTCCGCATTGTAAGTTGCGGTACTGCGGAATCGCTGAGCTTCAGTATCATTGCCGGATACTTCAACGCAGCCCTTGGTGGGGTGGGCGCCTTCGCCATTCTGTCCGAATACGCCCGTATTCTTCTTGGAATTGCAAAGGTCGCCCATGACGTAGAGGATGGTTTCTCCGGGCTCTACCAACTGGGAACTGACCCAAACGGCGCTATCGCTGGTGTTGGTGAAGAACACGGCGCAGGGTTTGCCTTCCATCGTGTCCCGCACAGCGCTGTTGTTCTCCCTGGCCTCGATCAGATAGGGCTGGAAGTTATTATACCAGTCTACAGCGCAGATATTATTAGCGTTCTCGGAGGAAGCAATGTTGGCCTTCACATTCAGATAGCTGACGGGAATCGCGCCGCTGGACAGGGCATAAGACAGCCCGGTTTTTTTGAAATCCAGGTCCATATTGTAGCCGGATCGTCCGTAGGCTACGGAGGAAGTGCCCTGTACCTTAAATACCGTTCCGTCGGCGGCCAGAAGAAGGATTACGTTGGAGCCGTCGGTAATCCGAATATCGGCGGGTACAGGGTCATTTTTGCTCACCGTCATCCGAGGAGCCGAAATTTCGATGACGGTCAGGCCCGGCATGGCGGCGTGCAGAGTGGCGGGGGTGATTTTGCCATTGCTGTCAAAAATATTATTGACCAGATAACGGCTGATCTTCTCCTGTGTGGTGCTGCCCAGGGAAATATAATTCTGAATCATTTCCTGCTGAGAGAAGGCCGCGTTATAAGCGCGGATGGTGTAAATCCACACGTCGCAGTGGTCGGAGCCGATGACAAGGCTGTTTTCATCTTGCACCAGGGTGTTGGCTTCGTAAGCGTCCACCTTGGAAGGGATGCCGTCCAGCCAGAGGGTGACGATCCGCTGATTGGTCACTTCTTCCACCAGTATGGAAAGGTCAATGCGGCTTTCCTCGCAATAGCGGAACGACTGGCCGGAAACGTTGTTCAGCCGTAATTCGCCCTCGTTCGCCCGTAGGATCAGGCCCTTGGTTGCGCCATTGTTCATATCCTGCATGGCAACGGCGTCATACTGGTCGCTGTTAGTGATTTTGAAGGAAAGATGGATCATTTTGCCATTGGTATCGCTGTCCGCAAACAGGGAACGCGGCAAGGTCGCCCGATGGCCCTTTTTTACCACAAAGGCGCTCGCTCCGTCACCGTCCGTCTGAAACCCGCCGTTTACCCAGTCGAAACCCGGGCTGAAGGTCATTCCGCCAAACTGGTCGCGGTCATTATCGGCGTTGCTGTGTCCCACGGGGTCGAGATGATAGCGCAGGCTGTCGCCAGAGACCATGCCGATATTATAGGCGCTGGGCTCCACGGTCAGAGTCATACTGGCGCTGCTCATGCCACAGCGAAGCGTGACCGTCACAGTCCCGTCTTCCTGAGGCGCGTGGCGGTAGGTCTGCATTTCCCGGCTGGCAGAAAGGCTTCTGGCCGTTTCAGAACCGAACTGGATTGACGCGGCAGCGGTTTCATTGCCGGGATCGTACACGAAGTAATGGATAACGGAAATATCATACTGTGTACCCGTCTGGGCGCTTTTGGCAAACGCGACGACAGGCGCGGAAGTTCCGTATCCCCACAGCGCCACATAATGAATGTCTTCCGCGGTGTCAGTGACATCCGTGCTGGATACCATGCTGGCCGTAACCGTATTGGCCCCAAGCTGGAACCAAGATTTATCCAACGCGACGGTAAGCGCGCGGCTGCCGGTAACGGAGCGCGTCACTTCATGGCCGTTTACGGTAACGGTCACATTATTTACCGTTCCACCCTGGGCTGTCACATTTACGACTGCGTAAATATCCTCATTTGCGGTGTACAGTGTGATCGGATTGATGGCAGCGCCCCAGCTCAGAGAGAAGGCAGTGGAAGTCACCGTCCATTTCCGGGTCAGAGAAGCGCCGCTTTCAGAGGAAATGGTAACCTGCACGATGCTGGTGTCAGACGGCCGCAGATAGTTCTTCGCGTTGAAGCTGAAGGATGCGCCGCTGTCTTTTTCGTCTGTCGAAACCTGTACACCATCGACAAACCACCGCGCCATGATGCCGGTATCATCCGAGGAAGTGGCGGTAAAGCCGAACAGAGCGTCCGCGCCATTTCGTACAGCAGTATGCTTGACCACGTTGGTGAGAACGATAGCGGATGTGCTGCCGGTTCCGCCTCCGCCTGTGGCCGGAATTTCAATAGGATTGAAGTCCTCGATTTCCTCGCCGTCGGCTGTCAGATGCAGATAAAACTTTCCATCTTCCTCATTCTGCTGCACAAAGCCGCCATCGAAAGCCAGGCCACCGCTGTCGATAGGAATATCTTCCGTGCTTTCATCCCCGAATGTCACCAAAATCCCCGTTGGGGATTGTTCGATACTCTGAACGAAATCGTTCAGTTTGGTGTTCACTTCGTTCTTTGTCGCATGAGTATTGGAAGCGGTTTTCAGATCGGCAATATCGTCCTGCATACCGCTGAGCTCGTCCTGCATATCCTGATGCAGCTTCTGCTTGGTAATGGACCCATTCTGCACCGTGGTCGTGGCTTCCGGATGGTCTGTCAGCCAGTCGGATACGGCTTCACCCACCTGCTCGTCAGTAGGCGTGCCCTCATCCACCCATTCGGTGGTACCGTCGCCATTGGAACGGAGCAGTTGTCCGTCTGTGCCATTGGGGTTTTCGACAGGCAAAGGCACTTTACTTCCGTCACGGAAAACATACAGCCTGCCGTCAATGTTTACTTTTGGAATTTCGCTCAAACGTTGTTCCTCCTCTCACTCAATGCACCTGCGACATAACGAACAGCGTATCGCCTTCCACATAAATGTTGGGCGCATTGATGATCTGAACATTTGTTTCAAGAGCAACGGTTTCTTCGGGAATATAATTCTTGACATAGGCTTCCAGCAATGCGATGGTCGTTTTGGTTTCCCCATTCTTTACTTGAACGGCGATCGTGTCCTTGCCAACGATGGCGTAAGCGGCTTCCGGAAGATCGATATACGCTTTCCCTTCGTCAATACCGCCGGGAATGATCACAAGGCTTCCATTGTCTCGCATCACATAGCCAGTCACTTCGCCTTCTAAGTTTTGAAGCGTATGGTTCTTGCATACCTCCACGACGATTCGGTTTGCCAGATTATCCCGAGAAAAGAACGTGGCTCCCGTTCGCTGTGTTTGTAATGGCACGGTCAATTCAGTTCGGACCGGCGTTATAAATTGCTGAGCCATAAACGTTCATCTCCTTATGTTCCGCCGCCGGAAGATGATCCACCGCTGGGCGGGGTGTAATCCTGGTTATTTCCGCCAGAAAGGCCGTTCTGTTTATCGGTCACGTGCTGCTGAGAAGCGACAACGTCCGCGATCTGCGTAGCCCAGGTGGGATCGTTCGTCAGCCTGTAAAGATCATCAAAAGTCTTTTGCAGGTAATCCACGGCGACCCCACGGGCTGCGGAAGCCCTGCTAATAACAACATCCTGAAGGTTGCTCAACGCTCCATCGATCCCGCTGCCGACGTTCGTTTTCAGCCAATTTACGATCGCGGCTTTCTGCGCCGCCCAATCGGTCAGGTTGATTTCTTTCGTTGCGTCCGTCGCGTTCTGGTTACCATGGATATTGTTGTATATCGTGGTCGCGGCATCCAACGCCGTCTGTGCCTGTGCAGCATTCGTCGGGGGCGTGGCAGGCATGGCTCATTCACCTCCCAATGTTCTGCGTTCCGCCATTTTGATCACGCTTCTGCTTTGGGTAAAGGCACCACTTTTTGGGTTTGCTTTCTCTTCGGAGCAGGTTTCTCGGGCTCCGGCTGCGCTTCCGGCTGGGGCGCCTGGGTGGTCAGCGCCTGCTTCACTTTCTCCAGGATCACCACCACTTCATTGATGGGCTGGATAATAGCGCTGCACTGTGCGAGGGTGGCGGGAATGTTGCCAAGGGGAATGTTGCCAAGCTTATTCTGGCAATAACTGATCGCTTCAATCGGGGTAACAGCCATTTCTTTGTTTTGATTATTCATGGATGAAACTTCCTTTCTCTTCTTTTTATCATTCCCAATAAACTGCGCCTGCTACCGTTCCTTTTAACATGACGCTGTCTTTATACACATAGTGACCAGCCGCACCGGTAAACGTCTGACCGGGGACAAGCGTAATATCCGAGGGGAATGAAATATAATGATTGTCATTAACACTCGCCTTAGCCGTATAAGATGTTGTCGGCGTAACTCCTTGAACGGAGGTAGTGGTTGGGATTGTAACTGTATCAGCAGTTTTCCCAGAAACAGCCACGGCGGCATTGTAGCCGGCAATCCAGCCAGTGTTATATATAGACGTTGCGTCAACTGGTAGTGTTTTAACGCTTGTTCCATTTACCGTTGCTGTTACTGTCGCGGCATTATTAGACCAGGTTCCAAGAGACAAAACAGTATTATTCTTTAGAAGCGTTTCAATGTTATACTGTACCCAATCCGAACCAATAGAATGGCTGTTATCTTCGATGTTCGTATATAGTCGAACGGTTGTCCCTGTCGGAAAAGACGCGCTATTGGCAGTTGCCGGTAAGCTGATAGCAAAGGCAATGCTGTCAATTGTCGTATTGTTGTTGTCTTTCATAGCAACAACTCTTGACCGACCAGACCATGAACCTTTATTTAATGTATATCTTGCCGCCGCAATTTGATTCTGATACCAAGTTGTGGCGGTTACATCAAAAGGGATAGTGTCTCCGCCGCCTCCTAATGTAGTATACGTGAGAGTATAAACTCCATTGGAGAAAGAACCGGAAAGACCATCAATGACATTGTCTAATCCGTTGTAATTATCAGCGCTGATGGTCGTTACAGCTAATGTACCCTGACAATTGATGGACTGCACGTCAAGACTGCTGGCTTCAACGTATCCAAAAACAACATCGTCGCCATACATGTAATACGAGCTCAGATCGTCCATCTTCACAAAACCGGAAAAGCTGATAGACTGGCCAGCAATCGTAATACCGCTATCTGTCACGCTGACTTCCGATCTGCCAACTTTCGCAGTAAGGCTTGAATTTGCCGAAATATCAATGTAATCGCCAAGCAGCCGCAAAGCGGTTTTGTTCCCTTGGGATTGCCCTGTCAGTTTTTCAGCAATGATGCCCGCTGTAAGATTATCTTCGGAATAAACACCATAACTCGTTCCGTTCTTATCCAGCTTCAGCCCGCTGCCTTCGTTGATATGCAGCACATTATTCGCGTCAATGGTCAGGATACCGTTTGCCAAAGACAGATTAGCCGCCGTGGCGTGAATCGTGCTGCCAAATATCTTCTTGATCGTACCATCGACGGTATCTACGTTTCCCGCCACAAACGTCATCGTGTTGGCCTGCGTATAAATGGTGTCCGCGATGGTCACGATGTTGTCTGCCAGGGTATAGATATTATCTGCAATGGTTACGATGTCCTTAGCCTCGTTCCAGATCAGATTGGCATGGGTGTATACGTTATCCGCAATCGTCACTACGTTGTCGGCGATATTGTAGATGTTATGGGCATTGTTGATAATGTCCTGGGCCTGATTGTAGATCAGGTTGGCGTGGGTAAAGACATTATCTGCAATCGTAACCACGTTGTCAGCCACCGTATAGATGTTATCCGCGATGGTTACGATGTCCTTAGCCTCGTTCCAGATCAGATTGGCATGGGTGTATACGTTATCCGCAATCGTCACTACGTTGTCGGCGATATTGTAGATGTTATGGGCGTTATGAACGATGTTTTCCGCGGCGAGATGGATCATGCCACTGTCAATCGTGACGCGGCCGTATGTGCCGTCATCGCCCTTTGCAAGCAGCGTCAGCTTGCCCGCTGTACCGAGCCATAAATCTTCCAGCGCGTGCAATTCGATATTGCGGGAAGAAATCAGAAACAGCTTGGAAATGGAAGAGTCCTCTTCGTCCAGTTCCTCCCGAATGGATTTGTATTTGTACCCCTCGCTGCGGGAAGACGAAGCGTAGGACGAGGAAATGCTCCCGCTGCTGCTCCCGGCGTCGTTGATAGCCAGTTCGGATACGTTCTTGAAGGTGGCCGTATCGTTCTTCGGGTTTTCCAAATCCTTGTGCATCGCAGCGGCGACCATCGGCCCGTCGAAGCCCTCGATATCGTTGAATACGTCCCCCAGATCGACGCGCTCGATTTCCGGGTTCAGCAGATGCAGATCGATCAGGCTGATTTCGCAGGTCTTGGGTAGCTCCGCCACGCGCCGATTCAGAAAGTCCATGGCCGCGTTGTACAGCGTCTGCGCGTCCTCGATATCCGGGAAATTCTCGGTATGGATGATCCGGCCCCATTTCGCGATGCGGTCCGGCAGCTCGATCACCTTGTTTCCGGCGTCCAGATGGGTCCGAATCAGGCTCTTTCCCTGCTGAAGCAGGAACTCATTTTGACTGGAAAGCGGAATGGACACCCGGGCATATTTCGCGTCGTGGGGCGAAGTCACCCAGGCCAGGGTCTTTCCGGATTCCGATTCTTCGCCGGACAGCAGCTTCTTTTTGCTGTCGTAAAAGCTCATCCGGAAAGGCGTGGGGCTGCCGGTATAGGGCGAATCCTCCTTGACCTCGATGTAAGCGGAAGTATAGCCCCATGCCGCATCGTCCTCAATTTCCTCGCCCATCTCGTAATTCAGCTGTTTCCCGGTCACTTGTCCGCTTCTGCTGGCAAGATTGCCGGAAGCCGGTTCAAACCGCTGCGTTGCGGTATAACGGCTGGGAAACGAAATCTTGACGAGGGAAATGCCGCTTGGAATGGTGATGTAATCGCCGCCCAAATCGTTGACGGGGGTGAAGGTATCCGTCACCTTCATTTCTCCCGTCGGGTCTCCATTTTCGTCTTCAATGGGCTCGTAATAGTTCAGGTAAACGGAACCGGGCGTCGCCAGATACGTGGCTCCGGGTGTGACGGACACCATCTCCGTATGGCACCACCGGTCCGATTGCGTTGCGATTTCTTTCAGGAAGATGCCGCCGAGCACCTCTCCCTGTACATAGCCGCCGATCAGGTTCCGTCCGGGCGTCTTGAACACAGCCCGGTTCTTGTATACGGTGGGGTAGGACATCCGGGCGAAGGTTGCCTTTGCCGGGGCCGTCACCTCGTTGCTGCCCGCCTCCTCGGCGGCTGAATCAGGGTCTTCATCCCCGGTAAAGAAAGTGCCTACGCACTTTTTGGCGCTGTCGTAGAAGTTGATGCGGCATTGCGCCGGGTAGAAAACATAAGTCGCGCCCGGCGTTACCGGCATATAGTCCGGGGAATAGCACCAGTCCTCCGTGTCCACGATGGTTTCCGTGTCCTTGGCCGTCAGCTTTTTCCCAGACACCAGCGAAGATGAGGAAAACAGGTTTTTGCTGCTGGCGCCCTCGATGGTCAGCTTGTTCTTCCCAATGGGCCGCAGAATAGAGAATACGTTTTCGCCGGACACGTGCTTCTGCTTATCGATGATGTTTTCGCCAACCTTGATAGGCTGGCTGTTCACGTGGGTGTTTTCCTGAATGTAATCCAAATAGCGCTTGCCGCCTTCCAGACGCACCCGCAGAAAGCCGCCGTGTTTTCCGGTCAGACTGCTGGTCAGCGCGTTCTGCGTGGTGATATAGCTCTCTATTTTGAATTCCATTTCGGTGGACGCCTTTTCGTGGGTCACTTCGCCCACTTCAAACTGCTTGTTGGCTTCCACCTGACTGTTATGGCTCTCAATGCAGCGCCGGAAGAACGCCGCTATCGTTTCTGTTACGGTCACCGGCTCCAGCTCACTGTCCAGCAGAAAGGTCAGCGCTCCTTCGCAGTATACCTGAAGCCCGCCGTACAAATCTTCATCCGCTGTCAGCACCCGCCCGTAAAACAAACAGTCGTCGTCCTGGTAGGCGGTCACGAAAGTCTGCATTTCCTGCATTTGCTCCAGAAGCGGATGACCTTGGAGCAGGGTAAATTCCAGCGATCCAGCCTGGCTCAGTTCAGGGTCCAGGCCAGGGCCGGTCACAGGGTAATCGTCCTTGTTGGCGCTGTCATAGATCACCTGGTCGCCAGTCAGAATCTTGTACATGGCGTTTTCTCCTTATGAGAGTAATGAATCGATACTGGTCGCCTGTGTTTTTGCCTCATATTCCGTCGGCTCGATGATATACTCAAAGGTAATAGCGGTGGCATTCTTTCCGGTGGTCGTTTCGCCCACGGTAAAGCGCCCCTGCCAGTAGTAATCCGGGTCTTCCTCGAACTGCACCTTCATCCGTCCGCCATGCAGGAATTTTCGGATCTCCCTCATCAACTGGGGTCTTTCTGTGGTATTGTCTGCCACCACGAAGTCCCAGCTTCCCTCGCTGTTCTTGAAGGTGGTTTCCCCGTCGTTCAGCACGCCGGTAAGGTCCAGCGGGCCTTTCTTCCTTCCGGGAATCTCTACGAAGTTGAAATCCGGCTCGGGGGGAATAACCATCGGCGGAGTAGTGGGGATCAAGCGCCAATCCTCCCAGGTATTCTTCTTCTGCCCGTCCTCTCGGGTAAAGGTTACGGAGTAATACATCTTGCATTTCCTCTGAAAATCATATAGAATGAACGTAAGGATGGTGATCGCATATGTCGGTGAGGCTCGTTTCGCTGAAATGCCCAAGCTGCGGCAAAGCGCTTTCCGTGGAAAAAGGCGCTGAAAACGTATTCTGCACCTATTGCGGCACGCCGCTGCGCGTGGAACCGAGAAACCGCTTTTCCTTACATTTCTTCAATGAAGCGAAGATCAGAAAAGCGGAAGCGAATGAGAAGATCAGGCTGAAACAGCTCGAAATGAAGGAACGGGAAGCCCAGCGAAAACGAAAAGACCAATGGATCGCCATTGCCGTCGCTCTGCTGTTCGCTTTCGCCATGATCTTCATTCCGATGCTGCTTCGCAAATAAAGAATCCGGGCAGGCTTTTTACGGCACTGCCCGGTTTTGTTCAGCCGCGGCGGCGCGCTTTCGCTGCCCGCACGCCAAGGCTCTTGTCCATCTTGTCTACGATACCGCCCACCAATTCCCCTGAATCCAGCACCATTTCCCAATGCTCCATGGCGTCCTGCATCCTGTCGAGCCGGCTGTTGATGGAATCAACGATCCGGTTGATGCTGCTGCCATTTTGATTGGGATTGACGGCTGCCGCTGCGGGCACGTTGCCGCGTCCCACCAGGGCGGGCATGTTTCCGTTCAGGGATACGCCGTAGCCGCGCCCGAAGGCGCCGTGCATCCATTGCATCCCTTCTTCGATATTGCTCATGTCGATTACAGGGCGGATCACCGGCGTGGCGTCGATGCCTTCCGCCATAGCCAGAGAAAGCGGCTCCAATTCTTCCTTCATGGCTTGCAGGTAAGCGTCCGCTTCTTCCTCGCCTGTCCTGGTAAAGATGCTGCCATACCGATCCTGGCCTAACTCGAAGCCGTCGGCAATATAGCCCATCATTTCGATCATCGCTTTGGAAGGGCTTCCGATACGAGAGGCCCATTTGAATCCGTTCAGATAGTTTCGGCCCGCCGCAGCACCCAATGCGAAGAATCGGCCCGAATTAGCCGAAGCACCGGCTGCCGCGCCGTTCGCCAGTTCAGAACCGGCGGAGTATGCGTTACCTTTATTCGCGTCTGCACCAAGGCCGAATGTGCTGAACAAATCGGTAAAGATAGTCAGATAGCTATCTTTTTCACCTTCCACGGTCTCTTTTCCGGTGTTCAGCATATCGGTCAACGGTTCCGTAATAGTGCTCAAATCCATTTCGGGAAACACGTCCCCGAGGCCGAGCTGAGAAAGATAGCCGCCTACTGAATCCCAGGCGTTTTTCGCTTCTTCCTCGATCCCATCAACAAGATTAAGGTCTGATAGATCCGCAGTTCCGTCTCCGCTGCCCAAATCAATTCCTCCAAGCGTAGCCGCGATTGCCGCCCGAATCTGGTCCGAGCCGCCTGTGATGCCAGCCACAATGGCAGTAATGATCGGAGAAGAATCAATGGATAATGCGCCTTCGGAAATCCCTTCATTGATAGGGTTGGAGATATTGCTAAAGAAGCTGATAAAACCGCTCCAATCTGTCATGTCCTCCGTAGTTTCAAAGTAATTGTCCTGATCCCATTTGAAACCGAGAAGATGTGACAAATCCATCAAATCTCCACCCGAAATCTTCTGCAACAGATTGATGCTTTCGGCCAACATTTTAATAGCTTTTGCTCCGCGTTCAACGTTATCCAAATTTGTATTTTGTATTTTATCGCCAAATGTTTTTACAGCAGTACCAAAGTTACCTAATTCATCCCCAAGGCTCATCAATGTCTTTTCTCCAGCAAGCCATTGAGACAGAAAGGTAGCGTCGTTGATTTTGATGTTCGCAATTTCCTGCACTTTGCCAACAGCGTCCATCATCTTATTGAATCCGTCAATGTTTAACTCTGCACCGATTTCACCCAATTGATGGAGTTGATCCTGCAAATTGAGTATTTGTTCGGTTCCGTCTTCCAACGTTATTGTCTGTGGCATAAAAATGCTTGCAATTGGACTCACGATGCCAGCAAGAATCTGCCCAACACCCTCAAAGATCGCTCGAACAACCGCCGCGCCCTCCTGAATCCGATCAACAAGACCGGGATCAAGCTCCGTAAGCCAACTCAAGCCATACAGGATCGCGCCAATCATTACAGTGAACACGGCAATCGCAGCGCCCGCCGAAGCCGCTCCTTTTATACTTCCAGCCATACCAAGCTTGCTGAATACGCCAATGATGATGGAGAAAGCTGTCACGATACCGGAAAGCGACACAATTGCAGAAATGCCTTGATTTAGCTTGTCAGTATCCATTTCGCCAAGCAGCTTCACGCCTACGATCAATCCTGCCAATCCTACCAGCAGCCCGCCAATGGAAAGTAAGCTGGAAAGCGGTCCCAAGAACTCATTCAATCCTTGTGAGAAGCTTGTCGGAGCCAGAGATTTGTTGATCAGCTGTCCGAGCCCTTCAAAAGCGGACACAAGTCCAGTCAGTGCGGCAACAGCCTCAACCGCCCCGACAAGCCGATCGGGTTTCACTTTGGAGAGCTCCACCACCGAATCGGTCATGCCGCGTAGAGCCACAACGAATGCCGTCATATCCCCGAGGTGGGAAAGCGCGGCTAATGGATCGCCGCCAATATTGCTGTTTACGAATGTCACAGCTTCTACCAGTGCCGTAAGGGCGGCGATCAGGCCAAAGTTGCTCCATTTTTCCTTCGTGTTCTCGATGCTATCAAGAAGAACCAGATCCTTGGACAAGCTGGAAATAGCCATCACCATAGCGGTCAGGTTCGTAATAAACGACAGATCGATTTGCTGTTTGGTTCCAAGTCCGTCGTGTGTATTAACAAAGGTAACAGCTTCCATCAGCGCGGTAAGCGCAGCAATCAGCCCGAAATTTTCCCATTTTTGATCGGGATTCTTAAGGGTGTCAAACGTTTCCATAGCCTCAACCAATGTATTCAATTGAGTTATGAACCCAATGGAAAGCTGAATTCGATTCAATGTTAATCCCGGTTTAATTGCATCAAACCAGGAGTTAGAAGCCTTTTCGGTAATGCTGAATACTTCCATCAGGGCAGTAAGCGCAGCGACCAATCCGAAGTTTTCCCATTTCTGATCGGGATTCTTCAGATTGTCAAACGTCTGCATAGCGCCGACTAAAGTATTCAACTGTGCAATAAACGAAATCGTAGTTCCAAGTTTCAATCCAGAAGAAAACTTACTGAATCCGCTTTTGATCCATGAACTTCCGGCTTTTTCGGTTAAATCAAATACTTCCATCAGGGCGGTAAGCGCAGCGACCAATCCGAAGTTTTCCCATTTCTGATCGGGATTATTCAGGTTATCAAACGTCTGCATAGCGCCGACTAA